TCCTTTTGTTTAACTTACTTTATTATAATAACACAAAACGCCAATCTGTCAACCTTTTTACCGGTATTTTACCCATAAAAAAAGCCTTATAAAACAAGGCTTTTTAAACTTTTTTAATCTTTTTTAATTAAATTGTGCTATTTGTACTCAAAGTTCTGTGTAGTTGAGCTAATTTTTATCAATTTTGCACCATTTCTTATGTGAAAATGTGTTGCCATTGGAGTCAATGGACTTAATGTTACCACACGTTTGATATGCGATAGTTCTTTATCAATATACTCTTTCAATTTAAGTATAATTTCTCTACCAGCACCTCTCTTACGAGACCATACTGTATAGGCTATTGCTATTGTTGGATTGTTTTCTAAATTAGCAGTTTTACTCATTAGTTCCAGTTCCTTTTCAGTTTCTGGCACTTCTTCAGTAAATGCTACACAAACAATACCTTCAATAGTATCTTCATACTTTAATCCGTAAATCTTTCTACCATAACTTGTTCTAAACTCTAAGTCTAGTTTTGGTCTTACAGGATCTTCTGATACGTCGATTTCTTGTAGTTCAACTAGTTCGGTTCCTTTTATCCACCTAAAGAAGTCGTCTACCTTTTGATTATATTTCTTCAACATATACTCTCTATACTAGTTCTTCTAAGATGCCAAGTAACTCGGCAACAATTAATAATGCACCTGCCCACAAAAGGTTCCCATAGAGGAGTGACCCTCCTGCGCCTATTCTTAAAACACTTTTGACCAAACTGACATAAAAATGGCCCTTGCTAGGATCTTTTGGGGCGGGTGATATCCCTTTAGGGGATTCTGTTTGTTCGCTAGGAACATAAACTCTTTCTGGTATTGGCATAGATGACATTTAACCTCCGTAGTATGTAAATAAACCTATTAATAATATTGTCGTAAGTGTAGCATTCAACATAGTTAAGGCTCTATCATGCCAAAGCATTCCAACCCAAAACCATCCCATTGTGCCAATTAAACTAAACCATAGATCTATTGCTGGAACTGTTCCGGCACTTCTAGCCGCAACGGCAATAAGAATAAAGAAACTTGCCGCCCACTTGATATACCAAGACAAGTCACCTTTAGGTGTTACTTTCTTAAAAACTCTTGTAGAGTTTAATTGCTTGATCTTATCGTCGAGCTTTTCTTTAATTGGTTCTATCGTCATTGTCCTTCTCTGTAATTTCTATAGCCTTGAAAATGACATACAGTACAATTCCTGAAACTAACATACCAAGAAAGAAAAGACCTATCCCGTAATCAACTGGCATTAACGTTTAACTCTAGTTCTACGTTTACTTGTCTGTGTCTTACGAGCAGATCTCTGTTTTTTCATATGCTTTTGTAACCAGTCCCAGTCTTTCTTTTCAACCATTGTACCGTCATCAGCAATATGATAAACTACATCATTTTTATCAAGATTTTGAAAATCTTTTTTAACTTCATCAATCATTGAAATCCGATCTAACTATATGTTTTCTCAATGCTCGAACAAGTTCTTCTATTTTATCAATTACAGAAATTAAACTTCTGTCTGTAATATACGATTGTTTTTCCCTTAACTTGTCATACTCTTTTAAAGGAATAGTAACCGTACTTTGTTCGTTTTCAAACGTTGCATCATTGTCTCTATCATCAACACTTGTCATATATTCCTATCTAGGAGCGAACTCCTGTTGTAGTTTGATGTTATCCATGAACTCTTTTTTAGTGCCCATGTCTTCATTAAAAGCACCGTTAAGAACAGTAGTCTGTGTTAAACTACTGTGAGCCCCAATGCCTCTGTTCTCACAACAACCATGTGTTGCTTGAATATAAACACCTACGTTAGGACTTCCAGTTGCTGTCATTATCTCTTTAGCAATTACATTATTAAGTTCTTCTTGTAATGTTCCACGTCTTGCACACCATTGAGCAATTCGTGTATATTTAGATAAACCTATTAATTGATCTGCCGCGATAATTCCAATATATGCTACACCACTCACTGGTTGGTGGTGATGAGAACACATACTTTTAATTTCACTTCTTACAACTAACATACCTTTATAACCATCTTCAACATGATTAGGAAATGCAGTTGCATTAGGCATAGGATCATATCGTCCTGCCATTAGTTCATTGATATACATTTTAGCAAGTCGTCTGCCAGTATCCATACTATTGGGATCATTGTATCTATCGATAACTAATCCATCTAATACTGATTCAAACTTTGGCGTAAGTTCATCGATAAGTTTCTGCTTATCGCCATCGTTTAAATACTTGCTAATATTATCTCCAGCCCAATGACGTCCGTTATCGGACTGAATTCTTTTTATTATTTCTTCACTTATAGTCACTTTTTCTTCTCCTAGTTATACACGGCGAGACGTGTGTTATTGTTATAGTTTACTACCTTATTTAGGTAAATGTCAACCAAAATATTTGTTCAACATTTCAAGTCTATCATGTGCAGTTGCCATCTTATCCAATTCTTTTTGAATTGTTTCGATAATATCGGAATGTTCTCCAATTCCTACAACCTGTTGCATATATACTTCAATGTTGGCTTTATGAAGATCAATTTCTGCGTCGGCGTGTTTTTTAGCCGCATCAATTAGTGTTTGTCTCAACATAAGATCCTTTCCTGTAGTTGCCTTGTTCAGGAATAACGTGTCTTACGCCACCCCTGGGATCATCCATATCGCCTTTGCGACGTGGAATCAAATGTATATGCGGATACTCGACAGTTTGTCCTGCTTCAACTCCAACATTTTGTCCAATGTTAAAACTGTCACAGTACTTTCTATCGACCCAATCGTATCCCCATTTATACGCCGCCTCCCAACACTTAACCATATGTTGCCAGTCTGCGACCTTAGGCACAAATAAAATGTGTCCTTCGGTTACTGGGTAGCCATCCTTAAAAACCGTAAATCCTTTAGCATCAAGTAAAATATCTTTCCATGGAATGTCTTTAAACTCCATCAACACTTTCCTTAATTGTTTTATAAAGTTTTGTACCGTTAAAGAAATCATCTAATCTTGTTTTAAGCATATCATTTACGTCTTTATACTGTTCAAAATTTTCCATCATATCTTTAATTTTGTCTGTTACTTCTGTAGGACTTTTTTCAAACCCTTCTAGTGTAACAGTTAATGCACTTGCATACTTCATTTCATCTGGATACATTTCAAAATAACTTAATCTATTTGGTACTAATGGTAATGTATCAACCAAACAACCTTCGTATGCACTAATACCTAATGTTTCTTGTAAGTTAGCACTGAATACAATTTTTGCTTTACCTAGTAGTGTATGATATTCGTCTTTAGTAAGTTGTTTATCTTGACATACAACAAATTCATATTCTGGTAACAGTTCTTTTAGTTTAGCAAATATTTCAGGATTCTTTTCAGGTGCTACTCGATGTGGAAACAATATAATGTTTTCTTTCTTAATACCTTCATATGGCTTTAGTGTATCTTTTAAATACTCCATGGGCCAACCTACAATATGCATCTTACCTGTTTCTAAATTTTGATCAATATCTTTTGTATCAGTTAAGAAACTTTGTGCAAATAAATCTACATGGAAACGTGTAGCAAAGTAATTGTGATCATAACATTCAAACATACTTGCTTCTGCATAACGTACCCAAGGTTCAGCACCTATAAGTCTACCTAAAAAGTCTGCTGGATCATAACTGCCGGCGTGCCACATACCACCAATTTTAATATTAATACCTAGTAGTTTTGCCATATACTTTAATTGTATAACAGTAGGATTCCAAGCATCAGTATACAGAAAGTAATCACCATCTTTAACTTTACCACTTGCTACCATGTCTGCTATTTGTAACATTTGCTGACTCTTATAACTGTTAGTTCCAGCAAAGTTTAAGAAAGCACCAGGCGTTGTTGTTTGAGGGACATCTCCTCCACTAATAACTTCTACGTTGTAATCTTCAGTACCTAAGTACTCAGACATTTGTATAGGTAAATGTTTCTTCCATTGAGCCGTATATCTTGTTTCGACTGGCTCTAAGTCTACTATGTATATTGTTTTCATATTACTCATGTTCTCCACCAGGGTCGTTAGCCGGTAGGTTATATTTGTAAGGGTTACCTTTTTTATCCCTTAGGATCACATAGCCACGACCTCTGCCATATGAATGGTATCCTTTAATAAAGTTAAAAGATCCTGGACTACGTTCAGCGACCTTAAAAGTTGCTACAGTTATTACTATACCTGCAACAAACACCATATGTCCAATAGCACTAACACCAAATGCCCATACACTATCTACAATTAATATTGCAAATATAGATGACCACATAAATGCTAGTATCTGCATCATCATATGTCTTACTTGCAAATCTGGAATATGTCTTAATGGGTTTTTGTTATGATCCATTATGCAGTTCCAAGATTCATAAATAAACTGCCTCATTACTTTCTGTAATTCCTTCTCATAGCCTTACCATCTCTTATCCATTGATTGTAAGGGCGTCTTTTGTTGGCAATACTTTTTTGCATATGCCCCCAAGGACTACTGTTGCGATCCAAATCTGCTTCGCTAAACGGATAACCGTTACTAACGCAGAACTGCCTATATTGATCAAGTCGATCAAAAATCTGCTCCATATGAGCCTTCATTGTGATTAATCCTTCTTGTAATCATACTCTATTTGTGAACCATTTTCCCCGTCTTCACTAACTTCGATTTTCACAGAACGTTCGGGGTAACGTTCGCTAATTTGTTTAAATAGGTCATCACTTATCATTTCGCAAGACTTATAATCAAGTTGTATAACATCTTCTTTATATAAGTTTTCTAACCAACGTTTAAATTGTATAAACTCTATATCTCTATCATCATGGAATACTTCGATAGCCACTTTAAAATGAAATATATGTCTATGCGGGTATCCTAAAAAACTAACATCATATTCGTCGCCAGTTGCTAGTTTAGGATCTTCTAATGCCGCAGGGTATTTATGAATACCTTCTTTTTTAAATGTTACCCAAATCATCTTACTTGAGTTTTGTAACTGCTTCTCTGTTGCGTCTTTAATAGCCGCCGCTCTCATTTCACTTATCATATAATTATAATATTGCCCCATCCATATTGACCTTTACAGTTGTTATTGTTACAGTATACATAAAAACTCTAGTAAAGTCAAGATTTACTTTTACTTATTAACTCTTTAATTCTTAATTTTTCTTTCTTAAGTGCCAACAATTCTGATTTGCTTTTCCAACCTCTGTCGCCATTTCTAAGTTGTTCTGCTTCAGTTACTTGTCTTTTTAGATCTTTATGTTGTTTTCTAAGATCATCTGTTGTAGTTGCTATCATTGTTTCCTCCTTAGGATTTATTCAATGAATGTATCACCTGTGTACTTGTCCCAATCCGAAAAGAATCGAGATTGTATAGCATCATCTAATGGCATACACCATACACCTGGATTTGTCTTGTTAAAGTCTACATCATCGAATTTTATTGTGGCATTATGGCTATTCATATTCCATTGTTTCCAATAACCAAGTTTCAAACTCATCATAGGAATAAACTTCCTACTTTCAGTCCAGCCCATTTGTAACATATCGTTACCATAAGTCATTAAATCAAAGTCTAGTGTTACCCACATATGAGCATCTAATAGACCTTTAATATAAGTGTCCCATGTCTTCCAGTCTTCGTCTGTTTTAGGAACAAACGTTGTGCCAGTTCCTAAATAGATATGAAATAGTTGAAGGTCTTTTGCATGATCCAAAGTTTTTTGTAAATCTTGTATACCACATACAAACAAAGTTTGTTTACCATACATAGGAGTCTTCTCAACTTCTTTGTTCATAAAGAACTTTGCTTTATCAGTTGTAATAGTTCCACCGTCTTTAGTAGAATATGTTCTCATCATTTGTTTCATGTGTTACCCTCTTGTTGCTTAACAATAGCCTGAGCTCGTTGCTCTTCGTATATCTTAAACATATGTTTCTCCCAAGTAATATAACCTCTGCTATATCCTATAGGTCTTTCTGAACCATCTTTAAATGCATTCTTCCAATCTATTTCTCTACTATAACTCTTTGTCCAAAAACTATTAACATTTAATATACCATTAAAAATCATATTAACTGCATCTGTCATACAAAAATGAAAGTTTGGACTTCTAGGACTTGGAAATACCATACTTGCATTCTTCCAAAGTAAATTACTAAACGTTGTAGTGATACCTTTTTTCTCTGCCGCTAATACTACAGTTGCATTTTCATTTAATATATCTTGATCAAATACAAGTGTACTATCATCTTTTAAATCAATTACGATATCATACTTGCCATCGGGTTTATCCATTAACCTATCTTCCCAAAACTTTCTATTACTAGAACCTATTACATTTATTTGATAGTTTGTATCTAAAGAATGTAACTTTTTGTATACCACTGTTGCTAGAAAGCCACTACCAATAATTAAAATACGTGGATCTTTAAGAATGTTTAGTTTGTCTATAATAGACATAACAATATTAAGACCACAAGCCACAGGCTCTACAATGTATTTAGGTTCAGCAGTAGGTACCTTTACATATTCCTGAGTTCTTACATTATAGTAATCAGCATAAGCAGGTTCACCTCTAGTAGCAACAAAGTCTCCTATACTAACATCATTAATATCTTTTCCTACCTTAGTTACTTGTCCTAGTCCTTCGTGTCCTTGCATATGTATTGGTAATGGACCAAAATTTCCATGCATCATATCAATATCACTTCTACAAACTCCAGTCATTAATGCCTTAACTTCTATTTCACTAGAATTTATATCTGGCTTATTCCATTCGACTTCTTCGAATTTACCATTACCTGTTGTTTGTAATAGTTTTACTAACATAGTTCTTCCATTTGTTCGTGTATCCACATATCTTTTTTAAATTGATCTTCCCAATAAGTATCATTATGCAGGTTTTTCAGTCCAATGTCAATCATTCTTTTATATGCATCTTCTGGACATAACCCTAATTCTACACGTTCTACGTTACCTAGTATCTCAAAGTTCATACCAATATCATCATATAAATCAGTTTTCCAGTTAGCGATTAGGTTGTAATCGCAGAACTTTGTTTTAAATGTCATACCTGCTTCATCATCTACATCATATATACCTAAAGGATCTGCTACGCCGTAATCTGTATCAAGTAGTTCTTTTAATTTCCAATTACTTTTTGCTATCTTATCTGATGGAGGTGTTGTTTCGTAATTAGGATTGAATACTTGATACAGACTTAACAAGTGAGGAAGTAGGTCTCTACTTACACCACCGTATGCTAATTCTTTTGTTGTAAACCAAGAACCTGGATTAGGTACTCTATTTTTATTACACCAATTAATATCTACAACTCTACTAGTTCTTGCCATATTGGCATACTCGTCAATGTTGTGTCTATATTGATTGTTCTTAACCATAGAGATTCTACACTCTGGAAAGTCATAATGTAAATCTGCCCATGCTTTACTAGATTCTAGTCCGGGCTTTTCAATAAACATTAAATGACACCATGGTGCAATAAATCTTGCTATGTCTTCGTGTGTATCATTTGGTGTACAGATATGTACTGTATCATACATATCAATTGGAACTTCTTCAATAGTTCTAAAGTTTGCTGGTCTTTTAGGATCTACTGTTACAACGTCAATACCCATTTCTGTAAGTACTTTCATGTACAGTTGCCCTATACCCATTCCAACTATTAAACTTCTCATAATTTTCCTATGTAAATAAATTACTAAATTGTGCAGAACTGTTAACTGTCTTTTTGCCAACTGCTCCACGTGTACCAACGACTTTCATCCATAGTTTAGTATGTTCGTCGATAAGTGCTAGTGCTTTTTCTTTGCTATCTAATTCAAATACTCTTGCAATAACATCTTTAACTTCACGTTTGTCAAATGTATCGTCTACAAGCATATTAGGATAATTGCCTTTATCATATTCTTGATTAGCAATCTGTACACTATTAATATGTGTGTATACGTTATGATTCATCATTAATGCATATGCAAAACTATCCCAACTAGTTTTAGTACTGACACCCATTCTGTTTACATCATTAGGACCATATATACAAATATCATTTGCTTTTAATCCTTTTGTAATAGGAGTAGGCATCCATGTATGTCCATCTACTTGACTGAAATGTGCATCACATAATTCATCATATGGAAACGTTTGTGTACTGTATGCTTTGTCATCTGGTGCACTAGACATCATATAACTCCACTTTTCATCTTGTACAGTTCTGTGTCCTGTATAAACTTGACCATTAGCAGTACATAGAAACGGACTAGCACAATCAAATGTTACAGTAAAGTTTTCATTATGATTCTTTCTAATACCACGTTGTATTGCAGTAAGTACTAATGCCCATTCTAATTTACTTGTACCTAAGAAGTGCATTACATCATGTTTACCTTTTTCAAGTAAACCATCAAAACGAAGTTCTACTACACGTTTCAATGCAAGATGTAAGTCACACATATTTTGTCCACCCATTGCCCAGCCATTAAAGTGTGCGTCAGGATATACTTTAGGATCACAATAGTGTTTCATCTGATTGTACCAATCATCTGCTTGTTGAAAGTTTTCACCTTGTAATACGTTTAAGAACTTACAATTACCATTTCTGTTCTTAATAAAATATTCGTTATTTTGTTGTGTGCCTTCTACTGCTTCTTGATACGAACTAATCTTACTTGCCGCGGCTCCTTCTGGAGAACGAGAAACCCAAGCCGGAATATCTAAAATCATTCCGTAGTCCATAAATTTATCCATCCATCTTAAAACACCATCACGTTTTTTCTGTGCTTGTGGACAGCCACTGCCTTTACGCCAATCGCCTTCCCACTTACCTTTACCAATCTGGAAGCCACCTGAATCACCAAGTAACCAACTAGTGTTTTTATCACGAACACGATACATATCTTCACGATACATATCCTTTACTAAATCTAGACTGGCGTGTCCTGCCGAGTGTAAACTCCACTTGTAACGCCATAAGCCCTCTGGTGCCAACCAGTTAATACTTTCTACGCCATGTTGTAAGAAACTTGGAACACGATTATAATCAATATACTCGTGTCTACGTTGCCTACCTACAAATAATGCATAAAAGGTACTGAGTGCCGGCAAAAAGAGTGCATAGTCTTTTTGTTCAGATGTAAGGTCTAGTTTCATTAACTAACCCCTCTATTTAGATTGTGCTGGAAGGATATAATCGTAAGCAATCATTCCGCTGTCTACAGAAATCATACTAGCACCCTCATCTGAGAATCGCATAGTAATCTCGCCTGGAAGACTTAGAATACTAATTACTTGTTGCACGGGCCACTGCCAACCATGTTTCAATGTACCAGTAATATCTGGTTGAAAAACAAAGTTACCTGCGTGTGTGCTATGGTCACCAAAGTAAAACTTTAAGTTGCCATCTTCTGTTTTAGCGATAAAAGTAGTTTCTTCGCTATGTACCTGTGCCTGCATCTTCAGTCTTTGTACTGCCGCTACAGTAGGTTTAATTTCAACGTTCCAGTTAACGCCTTTAAACTTAACAGTCTTAAGTTTATCATTAATAACTTCGCTTGTCATAAAACGATAGTCATTTTTAAAGTCGCCTCTTACGTTTTCAAAATACAATCCAACTGGCACTTCTGCACCGTTACGTTCTTGTTTGCTGATTGTAATTTTTGCATCTTCCTTATATTCTTGAATACCAAGTAAGATTGCTAGTTTGCTTAAATTCGGCATACCGAATGTTCCCATAAACTCTGCGTATGGGCTTTTTAGTTTAGCCTGTACAATAACACTTCTGTCATCTGCTAAACCTTCAATATTTGTTTCAGTATCACTACCGTTAACTTTAATTAAATCAATAAAGCCTAGGCTGTGTGTATGCTGAACAATATCATTTAGATAGTCTTTCATTATAATACTCCATCAGTTAATGTTACAATTATACTAATATTTAGGTTCAAAGTCAAGTGCTTTCTACTCAAAACTAAATAAATCGTTAAATTTAGTAGCAGTATTAGAGTCTAACGTTAGATCCCACTCTAAAACATCTAGTAAATTGTTAATCTTACTGTCAATTACTGTACTTTCCATAGCACCATCATCAAACGGTAATTCTTTAAACCACTGAGGTAAATGAGGTTCATCTGTTGGATAAGCCACACTAGTATAACCCAGTGGATTTGCCTTTAGTTTACAAACAATAACTTTAGCACCATCTTTAATTTCTGTGCTATACCTGTCACTGTTCATTTTACGCAATCTATTCCAGTTCATACTTGCTCTAACGTGTCCTGGCATATTTGCTTTCCCAAGTCTTTCTTCAAGTGCTTGAAACTTTGTCATATTGTTAGCACGTCTTGGACTTCCTTTTTCCCAAGCCGGACGTAACATAAATTCTTCTTTAAATACTTTTACTTTTTCAAGTGTTTCATCTCTACCAAGTCCAGTAAGTACACCTTGTAACACATCACTTAAAAAGTTCTGTACAATCTTAGGTGTATCCGAACGTTTAAGATCAAGTCCCATTGCTTTAATCTTACCTGGACTATCTCCTGTATCTGTTCTGTAACCTTCCATGTCATAGATTAGAACTGCATATCTTTTCTTTGTAATAAACAATCCTTTAGTAGCAACCATTTCTCTACCACCAACAATAATCTCTCCATTCTCTCTAGGAGCATTAAAAGCCTTTTTCATAAAGTTAGGAAAACTCTGGTTAACATTATCTGCAATTTGATCATACAATGCAATACAAGTTTCTTTGTTCCATTCTAGTTCACCCTTTTCAACTTTGTCTTTAAGTACGGGCCATGCACTAAAATAAGCAGAGTCAGTATCACCATATATAATAGTTTTACCTCTGTGATCATATTCACCTGTCAGACATTCATTAACATATGCGTCCATGTGTTTAGCAATACTTCTACCACATAGTGTTGTACTCTGACCAATACGTTTATCAAAGAATCTACAACCAGGATTAAGAATTGCACCATATAAACTGTTCAAGTTAATCTTTTTAACAAGTTGTCTTTTATCCCAGAACTGTTTTTCTTCTGGAGAAGTTGCACTTGCTTTTACTTTTTGTATGTCTTGTCTTTCTCTATACCAACGTGCTAGTAGTCCAGGAACAACTCCTTCTTTCTCTGAATTAAAGATTGTACCATTTGCACTTAACATCCACGGTTTGTTACTTAAAAATATAAGTTTATAGATTTCTTTACCAGACATTATATCATGAGAACCATCTTCCCACTCGAGAACTATTTCTTTATCAATGTCTTGTGCCATAACTAATTCATATTCAATACTACCAAACATACCTTCCCAAGCATCTGCAAACGACTTTTTATCATCCATACTACTTTTGACGTGTGTGTTTGTATAGTCAGGACGTAACTGTCCTACAATAGTTTCGTTTCCCATATTAAGGGCTCTAATAGCCGAAGGATACAAACTGTTAATATCAATACTACCTATCCAATCATGCAATCCTTTTTGAGGATATGCCACGTAAGCACCAGCCGCCTGTGTATGTCCAAGTTCATCTCTACTCTTACGACTTGGTACTACTAGTCCTTGTTCGTGTGCTTCATTAATAATTGCTTGTTCTGTAACTGCAACTGCACCCATTGTTGTTTGTAATAACACTGTATTAGAGTGTGCTAGTTCACTACTCAATTCCATAAACTTTAGTTTCTTATCAAGTTTATCTAGTAGTGCAGTATCCTGTCTGGAGTAATCAATAAACTTTTCAAAGTCATTGTTATATAACTGATCAAGTGTTCCTTCATACTGAACCTTACGTTCATCTAGTTCGTATTCACCGATAGCATCTAAACTGTAACTGTGCATTTCATGATATGTATATTTTCTATACAGTTGCATATAGTCCATATGCACTCTTCCAATAGTATCAAATGTTAATGTTTCTGCACCAAATCTTTCAAACGTTCTTGGCTTAGGATATGCTCCCCATAAACAAAAACGTCTTGTATCATCTTTACTTAACACACGTTTAACTCTGTTTACTAGATAAGGAATATCATAACCTTCACTGTTCCATCCTGATAAAATATCAGCATCATCAATTAGTGTTAAGAATGTATCAAGTAATTGCGACTCTTCTTCAAAGAAGAAACAGTTTTCAAACTTCTCACATATCTTTGTGGATTCTTCTTTATCCATATACTTAGGTGGAATAGCCAACGTAATAAGTTGATCAGTCCATTGCAAGTATAAAGATATAGCAGTTACAGGATTAAAAGGATCTTCCGGAGGACTAAATCCACGTTCGCTGTCAAAGTCAACCTCAATATCAAAGAAACAAGTATTCAGTTTCGGTGCATCTTGCCCGAGGTAGTTTTCTTCTAATATGCGGAATACAGGATTAAAATCACTTTCATAAAGTTTCTTTTTGCCTACGAGCTTTAGTTCTCTACGGAAGTCTTTAATTGTACGGCATTGAATCCTGCTTACAGGATTGCCGTGAATACTTTTATGCTTTCCTTTCGGATCGTCATAGTAAAATATATATTTTGCGGGATAATCACGATACTCTCTTTTACCGTGTTTGTTTCGTTCTACGATTTGTATTAAGTCTTTTTCTCTGTCAAAGAGTGCGTCAACGTACATTTCTATTTCCTTGTTCTTATGGCGAACATTGCCTTGTTACTTGCTCTATTGAGCGATAAAGTTTTCAATTATGCCAATTAAATAAATTATTGTTAAGCCTGCATTTAAAACAATCAACGACTTTTCTTTCCAAAGTACACCAACTAGTACCCAAATTAGGTTTGCTAGTGTAAATGCATAACTATACCAAGGGTATATGTTAAAACTTGCCATTGTTGCCGCTACTAAAAGTATTGCAGTTCCTGTCCATGCTACCCACTGATGTGGTTTAGCAATTTCTGTCGTATTCATTTTTATCTATCATTTCTAATACTACTGCATCCATTTTAGCATCTTTGTATAAAATGTCAACCGTTTCCATTAAGTTTGGATATGTTTTTTCATACAAATAAATTGTTGCTTCTTGTGTGCCTCTAGTTACTATTGCCTTATAATATTCTGCCATAATGTGCCTAAGTGATAGGGGTGTTGCCACCCCTATACTATTATTTGTTTTGGAGGTATGTAATCATATTCTCTGGAGTAGTTTCAACATACGGATCATTATCTGATCCACTGTTGTTGATGCCAGGTTCCTGCCACCATTTTTCAACTATACCATTATCAATGACACACATATATCGCCAAGAGCGATTACCAAAACCCCTATGATTTTTGCCGATAAGCATACCCATAAATCTTGTAAAGTTACCTGATCCATCAGGAATAACTTTCACGTTTTTGATTTTAAGCACTTCAGCCCAAGCATTCATTACAAACGTATCGTTGACACTACAACAATAAATTTCATCAATGCCCATAGCCTTAATGTCATCATAGTTTTCTTCAAAACTAGGAAGTTGTGTTGATGTACAAGTTGGTGTAAATGCGCCAGGTAAACTAAAAAGTACTACACGTTTACCTTTAAAGTAATCGTCTGTAGTAGTTTCTGTCCATTTACCTTCGTCAAAACTACAACCATCTTCTAATACAACATCTCCTTCTCTAACTTTAAATTTTGTTAAAGGGATAGGAAATCCTTCAATCATATCGTCGTCCTATTGTTAGGTTATTATTACCACCAATTTGCCGCTATACCATAACCAAATATGTTTACTAAACTAAAATAGAATGTAAGTACAGTAACCCAAGCGGCTCCTCTGCGTATTGATGAATAACACTGAGTAACGGATCCTACAAAGAATCCAGGATATACTATTAACATATTTGGATCTCTGGCATTGAATGCCAAAGTTAAACTAGCACCTACTGTAAATACAAAACTTACTAGTTCAAAGTAGAATGCAATTTTATCACTATTATAAGAGGTAGCCCAAAAGGCTTTAATCTTCTCCAATTACTGTCCTGATCCAAGACCACCAATTTTACCAACTGTTGCTAGAATGTTTTCCATGCTACCATAATCTTCTGCATTTTCTTGGAAGTTTCCTTTGTGTGCAGTTCTGATTGCTTTCTTTAGTACTGCTGGTTTAATTTGCATTTCTTCTGCAATCGCTTTTACAGTATCTGAAAGACCTTCATTTAAATCTTCTACTTCTTGCATCACACTGATGCCCTCATTTATAACTTGAGTTAATTTTGCTTTTTCTTCTGGATTGAATACTTTATCTGCACTCATAATTTCTCCTATCTAGTCATTAGATTGTTGATGTATTAGTTATTATAATACACTAAATGGGAGTGGTTGTCAACCGTATTTTAAGATAATTTAGGATTGAACTGGAATAGCATTTCTTGTGGTTTTCCAGTAGTTACGATTGCTGGGTTTTTCTTTGCAGTTGTTACTTTATTAAAGTCTTCACCTGTTCTCATTACACCTATGCAATTATCAGCAATACTAATACCGGCCAATAGTTCCCAGGCTCCGCCCATGTCACTATCTTTATACCATTCAAAGTTTGCTTGAATATATGCTTTTCTTACTTCATTAGGGTCTACGTTTTTCTTTTGGAACGAACTTACAATTATTGCACTTTTTCCAGGGAAGATTTTATTAAATAATTCGTCACCTAGTTTCTTACGTTCTGGAGTATCAACACCAGTTGCATTAACAATACCTACAAAGTTCTCAACATTTAAACTTGCTTGTTTTGTTAAGTATTCATCTACAGGGCCTGCTAACCATTCATAACTTCTAATGATTTCTAAGATTGTATCTCTACTTGGTATGTTTCCAGTTTCGCCAAACCTTCCACCACCTGATCCTTTTTTCTCACCAATTGCGGCTTTAACTTCTACAGGAGTTTTACCTACAGTAACATCTCCTTTACCTTTAATGCTGATAGTTGCACTTAAAATAGCCAATGCGTGTTCACATGGACCTTTCATAAGTTGTCCAACACCAAAGTCTTTTAAGTGTAAGAATACTTCTTTGTTAACTGCACTATCATAGCATAGTTTATCAAGTGTATATGTTCCGGGTGTAATTAATACTTTAGGGTTAATAACTTTATTAGATGCCAAGTTATCAGTAAACTTCATCTTCTCTTGGTAACTTAATGGAGCCTGAGCAATTTTGCCAGCAATCTTCATAACCTGTGTGTCGTTATATTCGTCTTTGAGTACGGATGGTAGTACAGATGTAAAACGATCCAACACTTGGCTTTTATTTAAGACTGTGTAGATTTTATCTAATACTGCTTCTGCTTTTGCTCTAGCGTCCTCATCTTTAGAATCAGGGTCTATAGCATTAATACTTTGCAGAATTTCCTTCTTGGCTGTGCCTAAGTCAGTATATTCTCTTAAAAAATCTCTTGCTCTCATGGTTAATTCCTATAATATAAAGTATTTATCTTAATCAGATACTATCTCTACAACCAATTCACCTTCACCTTTGATTACCCTATGATACTCTTTTTTAGGGATAAAATGCGATTCGCCCATTATTAAGTCCTTAGGCAGTTCATTGTCCATTTGCAATTTCCAACCATTGCTACTAATAACTTTAATAGTACGGTCTTCTTTATCTCGGTGCCATACTAAATCGTCTTCCCAGATTGTCTCTGGAAATGTTCTAATTCTTGTATTGTTTGAAAGTGTTTCCTCTACGAAAGGGAAAACATTACCACCAAGTTCCGCCACCGCTTAATCCTAAACTTTTTGCATAACGTGGTAAACGGCAACTCCAATAACCTGCTTTAGTCTTGTCGTTCTTTTGATCGCAGTTGTGTCTATCTGCAAAGGCTTTTCTTGCCTTTGGATCTCTTAACTTAACTGCTAATTTTCCACCGCCACTGTCGGCACCAAAGGATACTTTAATAGTATTACCTTTTTTGTTTTTTGTATACACATAAAACTTTTTACTGCCACCACGTTTAGGTTTATTTAAACTTACTTTTTTACCTTGATACTCTGCTTCTAAGAATGCTTGATGATTCTCTTCGCTAATAATCATATCTAAAGGTACATTACCTATTCTCAACTGTTCCCACTCTCCTAGTAGTGTATCGCGAAGTATCTCTTCATCATATGGGTGTAAGTTTTTTAACTTACCTTCTGCATATAGTTTCCTTGCATCTCTAAACATCTGAAAGTATTCGTCACTACCTAGACGAAATATACTTTCGTGTAGTGGGATCTTATTAGTTTGGTGGTATTGCACACCTTCGTTGACTGGTAATATTTCTTTGTACTTCATATTAGTATTTAGCTCAAAAATTTATTAAAGTATTTTGCTAACGCATTATGCCCTAGTTGATTGGGGTGTTGCGTATTGTCAAATAATGCACTATTCATAGTAAAGTCCGTTCTTTCAAAGTGTGCTTTACGCCAATTACTATCACAGTTCTTATCTAGCCATGCTTGTCCAAATTCATTAGGTTCTTGTAAGTATCCTAATTCATATACAGGACAGTTGTACATAAGATATCTTTGTTTTTCTTCGAAGTGTAATAAGTTAATTAAACTATATTGTAAAAAAGGTTCTTGTTTCCTCCAGTAGTCGTCATCTTCGAAGACAGGGATAAAATGTACTTGACAATCCCAGGTTTGTTTTGCTATACATTCGATTGCATGGAAATTATATAATGAATACTCCATAACATTCTTTAGTGTTACGCCATCATCAAATACTCTTTTTTGTGCATCTGCATACCAAGGGTCTGGATGTTGTGATATACATAATTCACTATTAACACTGATGTTAAGTGTCATTCGATTAATGCTTGTAAATGCAATTATAATTGCTTCTACATCTTCATCTGGGTAATCAAGACTTGCTTCGCATACTTGATCCACTATTTGTCTATTACTTGCTCCTGCATTAGCAAAATTTTTAGTTTCTTTATTTAATAACTCGGGCCATGGTTTATGGCTTTGCCATTTTGCAGTCCAACTATCTCCAAATGTAAATATCATGATACAAATTCTGTAAAAATACTTAACCCTGTTTTCTCTTCCATACCATTTTCTAAGAAGTTACTAGCACAATGAAGTCTAGCACAATCAAAGATAATTGCATCTCCAGGTACCCAATTACATTCTGCTTCTACACTAAACCCTTCCAGCCATTCGTCTTTCATATGACCTGTACTAACATCTGGTACTCTATTGTCTTCGTGCAAGTTGTATACATCTTCGTATGTAAATATTGGTTCATTACCTTTAGCATACATCTTTGCCGCTTCTTTATTTTTAAAACATTTAACAGGACGATCAAAATACATTTGATCAAATATATAAAATTTAGCATCATCTAACATAGGCAGTTGATATTTTGTATATACTTTTTCTAAAGGCAATACAATACACTTGCCAGGAATTGTTGCATGATCCTTGGGTACGTCGTTATGTAATATATGTGGTTTTTTAACTGTAAAGTAATTTCCGCCAAAAGGCTTTACCTTACGTTTAAGTACTTCTTCAACTCTGCTTAAAATATTTTGATAGTGTTTATCTGATTTATGTGGTAACTTACTAGCAATAGGACCTGTGACTTTAAATACTTTTTCTGAGTCTGGTCTATCCTTATGAATGTTTAGTAAGTGTATTAGTTCTGGTTCAGATAGGAAGTTTTTAAGTTTTAGTGTGGGTGAACAAGTTTCTAAGATTTTTTCTTGTCTGTTTTTGATTCGCATGATTCACATCTACAATGTTTACAAACTTCTATTTGTCTGTATTCGGCTTGTTGTTCTGAGGGATAGTCTACTACTTCTTTCCAGAGTGGTCCTCCGCAGTGGCTATTGTGTCCGCAATTTTGGCATCCAGTCATTGATTCTTTCTTCATTGACCTAAACACGGTCTATTAAAGACCAGATAAGTGTTTGAGTCTGTCGATTTCGTTGTCTTGACTTGCGGCTAATTTTTCTTTTTTATCTGCATCAAGCATTTTTGCTAGTTCAGGATCAGCAACATATCTATCGTCGCCTTTCATAAAGTTTTGGTATGCAGGTGTGTTTGCTTTCTTATCCGCTAGTGTTACAGTCATCTTATCCATACTGCTATCCTTTATTGGTAATTCAGGGTCATATGCTTTCCATTCATCATATGTCATATACATATCTGTATCTGGATCATAGTACTTGCCTTCTACATTATCGTAGTAAACAACTTTACCTGAACGTGTCATAATAGGACCTTCTAGTCCATCACGTTCTTGATACTTTTCTCTGTCAATTGACGGAAGTATTGCATATCCTTCCATCTCTGTGTTATCAGATTGTACCATTGCTTGTTTAGTTCTTTTTGTGTTTTGCAAAGTGTTAAGTACATTCTCTGTCTTTTTCTTCTTTGGAGAATGTTCTGCACCGCAGGCTTCATTTGCTCTTTTTAGTGCATTTGCTACTGATGGATGATCTGCTAAACCTGGTGCAACTTTATTAATAACTTCAACTGCTCCACTATAGTTACCACCTTTAAACTTTGGATCGTTTAAAATACCAAATGCCATTTTAATTTGTTTATCTGTAAATTCATCATCATCGTGTGATCCTGCGTGTCCCATTAATTTTTGAGATATCGCTTTACCATATTCTTCAATACGTTTTGCCATTTCTGAATCTATTTTTACAGTGCCTTCAAATATACCTAAACTGTCTAGTTCATCATTCATATATTCTACAGGATCACCATCTCTGGCTTTTTGTGTTCCGTATGGCATTCCTTCTTCTGAAAAATACTGAAATAAATCCATATATAACTCTGTATCATAAATTTCCATCATGTCACCATCACTTGCTTTTAATTGTGCATATGCTTGAGGGTGTTTACGCATTATATCCATTACATGGTCTTTTTCACTTTTAAATTTTGTTGCTTTAGGAAAGTCTGGATGTGTAGAATCAAAATCTTCATTGGCGTGCATAGCCGCCATATGTTTCTTATACTTTGCAGTACCTTTTTTGTGTGGGCTTTTGCCTTCTGTTGCGCCTTTATTCTGTTTGTTTAACATTCCAAAGACTGCGTTAGTAAGTTTATAAAAGCCTTCTTTAGTTCCCATCATATCAATCATTTTCTTTTGATTTGCAGGATTAACTTTATCAAATACTTTAGTTATTGCACTTGCAGAGTATAAATCAACTTTCATTTGACCATCTGCAAACTTAACAGGCATATTTTGTTTGTCTGTTACAATTTTTCGTAATGTATCTAATGCTACGTTACTAGGTGTCTCTTGTTCTTCTGGACTTGCTACTTCTAACATTGGATAGTATTTTCTAACATAACTATCACGTTCTTCTTGTTCTGCAGGTTCGATGTGACCACGTGTGTTGTGTGCAGTCATAATCATTTCCATACGTTTAATTTCTTGTTCAGTACCAAACTTTGCTACAAGTTCCATTGCATTTTCAGTATGCATATTCTCATCTTCGTTAGCAAGGAAATCTGCTTTAGTAAAGTCATATTCAACTTGACCACCTGGTGTCATATCATATGATTCGTTTTCAATACTCTTTGTTTGAAAAGCAGATAGTTCTTCTATACTATCAAATGGTCCGCCAACCATTTTACCGTTTCTAAATGCGTAGAACTTACCGTTCTTATGTACTGCCGAAATACCATACTTGTTCATTTGCGGAACCGCTTCATGCATTTCATCATCACTCATTAAGTTGCCATCTGGCATAACGTGATATCCGTCAGGTATAGGTTTACACATACCTGATGATTTGCAAAAGTATTGACCATCTTTACATTGGTCTTTTGATTCAGCAACAATTGGCTGTACTGGTGTTAGTGTAGAAACACCTGCTAATTTCATAATTTGTTCTATATCTGCATCAGCATTTTCTACTGATGTAGGCTTAGGTAATTTATTATCAATTCCTAGCATCTTCGCAATTTTTTGAAAGCCTTCCCAACTAGTAACCATTGACTCTGCACTTTTTTTATCTTTAGGTTCTCTTCTTGCTACCCAACTATTAATTCGTCCAGCAATCGTAGGATCAATTTCAACTGTGTAACCATCATCGAATCTAACAGGGTGTGCACCTGATTTTCTCATTTCAATATTTTGTAATACTCTATATGGGTCTGCTTGTTTAATAGGTGTATTCTTTTTACCTAACCCAAATAATTCTACTAGTTCTTCTTCTGAATAATATCTACGAGATTCTAGTTCTACGTTACTGTTTACTTCGTTAACTTTCATTGCGTATTTCTCCGTCTTCATTACTTTCATTCTTTGCAACGAAGTCTTTAATCATTTTATATATGTCTTCACCTGCCTTAACGTATGCTTTAGCAAACTCATCTTCGCTATAACCCATTAAGGAAGCAAGTCCTGGCTCGCCGTCACCTTTGTACATATCTATTAAATCTTTTTCCATAGAAGATGATAGAGACGTCATGCCTTCTTCAACTTCATCACCATATGTTACACATGGGTCTTGTCCACAACCGCAGTTTTTCTTTTCTACTACTGCTTCTGCTTCTGCTGGCTCTTCGTTTAAAGCCGCTTCTAATTCTGCTTTTAATTTACTATCAGTTACAATGTGTGCCATTGAACGATAGTGACCATCTTCTAATGCCTCATAGGCATTTGATAATGATTCTTGTATACTACTGCAACACCCAGTATCACCACCAATAGCATCAATCTTTTTATGCATTAAGCCATCGGGTCTAAATACTTTCTCTAATGAGTTAATCATTGCTTGAGCTTTTTGAAACATATTCTCAACATAGTTCTCATCTGGTGTGCCTTCTTTAACTTCTTCTTCTTTAAAAGTATGACCTTCGTCTTCAGCCGTTTGTGCGAATGCTTCTAATACTTCATCAGTAGTTCCAAAGTCATCATTGTCAATAGTAAATGCTTTATCATTTCTATCGTATTGACCTTGTGCAACTATTTTATTATCAATTAATACATCTAAATCATATGTGTCTGTGTGTGACTCTGTCATACGCATTTCAATATTGCCTTTAGATGCAATAAGGTTGTCATTTTCTTCTGATACACTATTAAACTTATCTAAGATGCCACGCATATCATCTGCAGACTCAGTAACAACTTCTTTATTGTTGTTCTCTGCGTTCTGATAATTCTCTTCTGACATTTGGTTAAGTTTGTTAACTAGTGTTGCAAAATCGTCTGACATATTACTCTCCTTTAATTGATTCCTGTGGTTCTATTACTGGCATTTCTTCGCTTGGTAATTCCGTTGGCACCTCTGCAGGTCGCTCTACTTTTTGAATATCAATTTCTGGCTTCAGCATATCATATTCTAAATGATGTTTAACTGAGCTCATGTAATCTGCTGATTTTGTAATTTTGGCTTGTACCCAACCTTCTAAGCCTTCTTGTTCAGAAACGTTGGCTAACATTTTATGCAATTCGATTGCATACTTGGCAATTTTATAACAATCACTACGAGCCATTTGCACTTCGTGGTCTTGTTCCATTACAGCCGCTTCTGAGGACAAATTTTCTTTTAAAGGTTTTTTAATAAATTGTCTTTTTCTCATAATAACTCCAATTATATCTTTGCTTATGTTGTATTTATTCTTTTACAACAAATAAACTATCTCATAACTGCCCACGAATACACTTAATAGTAGAATAATATACTACTGTTAAGCGAAGATTGATTTAACTTTCTTCGTATACGGGGGAAATTTAGTCTTTTTCTTCTTGGGTGTTGTATAACCATATGGATCTACTGCTTTTCGAGCCTTTTTAGGGTCTCCAAACAATGGAAATGCCACAGCCGCTCCAGCCACTGCACTACTATCTGTAGCACCAGGCGTTGCGTCTTCTTTGACATTATTGTCCGTTGATGTAACTTCCCAAATTTTCATACTAGTATTTAGTTAATTAATGATGTTCGGTCATACTCAATACCTTCAACACGTTTTCCCATGTTTTGGGTACGTTCATTACTAAATGTATAATGTTATCGTCCCAAGCCGCGGTTCTGTGTGTTTTTCTTGTATCGCAGTAATATAATCTCATTGGCTCAATGTCTACAGGTCTATAATCATGTACCCATTGAAATCCTTGGTGTCCGCAATTTTCACTTAAAAATCCGACAATTCTAAAACAATCTCTACTGAGGTATGGCGAATCTCTGTGTGGTGGGAACCAACCTCCTTTATTCAGTTTAACTAACATACATCTTCCTAATGATTCGAAAGCATTAAAGATAGGGTGTAATGCAGTTAAATTATGATATGCTTCTGTTGGGTAATGTAAGTCTGCTTCTAGTATACGTTCGCCTGGCTTCTCACCTAGACGTTTTCTTACTTCTGGCATACTTAAACTGTCACCTACTGCGTCTCCTTCGGCTCCTACTAACAATAATCCTTCACGGTCATTAGTAACACCTTCACGTCTTAAGTAAGGTACCCATTTATCTTTGTACTGTTTTAATTCTTTATCAAATAAATCTTTATCTATTTTAGTATCTAATGGAGCAAAGTCTCCAATGGCGTTTAACTGTAACTCACAACGAATATCTTCTTCAGTTGGTTCTGGCATTTTATATCCAGTAACACCATCATTAATGAAATAATGCTTATAATAATTAGGTGCATTCTTTCTAGGTGGTATCCAGTCAATTTTTTTACCGTCTTTGGTAAACTCGTCGTCTCTATGTGCCATGTTTGATTGTTTTCCTTATGCTTGTACTATACATAACTTTGATGTGAATGTCAAGAACTATTTAGAACCCATGTAACCAGCAATGATGCCAATTAATCCTGTGAGTGCCATTTTCATTAATGTAATAACACTTTCGTCTACAGGTCTATTCTCTTGTAGTGCAACATAATAGTCTCCTATGATTATTACACCTAGTAATGTGAGTACTCCACCTACTAATAGTACTATAACTAAATCTTTTAAATTTTTTATCATATTATTTCTTTACTGTATTGGAAACGTTCTTAGCCTTACCTTTACGGTTTTTACTAGGATCATCTCTGCGTTTCTTATTAACAGCCGCCGCGATTGCTTTTTTGCCGCCTTTGGCTCTTAAACTTGCCGCACGTGATTTAGATAAACACTTAGGCTTACCTTCGCCTTTGCTTCTGTCTCCGCATTTACCAATACGTTCTCCTTTGGTATTATAACGATCCCAACCGCCTCCACCTGCTCCGCCTTTTTTTCCTTTGCCGAACCATGCTCGTAGGTCTTCTGATATAATCTCTGAGTATCGCATTTATTTTTTACTCTTGCCCCAATTAGCCGCACCAACTTTTCTACATTTTGTCAATGCACCACTGGCATATGCACTAGGCCATACCTTGTAACGTGATTTTACTTTATGATAACAAGCATCTTTTTCGCCTGCCTTTTCATCAAACTGTTCTTCAGTTAATGCTTTTTGTTGTGTAAGTTCTATTAATTTCATTTGTTTATCTTCGGCTACCTTAAAGTTATATGCAAAATTAACTTGCTTTGCTAATTGGTTGCCTCTATCTCTTTCACTTTTCTTAGAGCTTTTTTTTAAGTGATTTGCTTTAGCTCTAAGGTTTTTTAAATCTGTCTTACTTATCTTGTCTCCAGCACCTTTACCTAAGTATTGTGCCGCTTTGCGTTTTAAACTTCCTGGACGACTCCCAGGTTTGGCTTTGCCAGTGAAGTCTTCAAGTAAACTATCTAGTTCCTCAATAACCCATTGGACTCTATCTTGATAATCCATAACAAGTCTCCTTGTCTTATTATTTATTCCCTATACCTAAGTTACTTAATGTATTAGGGTCACTGTTCTTTGCCGCTGACTTATGCATCAACGGAGGGTTACCATTTTTATCAATGATAAGACCCAATTTTTTTGCCTGTCGTTGTGTTTCTCCTGGCTTAACGTCTACTGTCGTATTTTGTTTAGTAATAATGCCATTTTCTATTATCGCTCTATCTCCATATATTTCAGCATATGTCTTCATTAAGTTACGCCAATCTAAATTTTTAATAGTACGTCCTAGTTGTTGTGCATAGTATCCTGAAGTATGTTTTAAAGGTTCAGGAAATCTTTCTGCTTTCTTTCTTACCATTAAATCGTGTAGTAAGTCAGCCGCTCTCTTATATAAACTCGGGTGTGTTTTAAGGTTTGCAAATCTTTTAATATCATCTACAAAATCTTCATTAATTTCAGAGTCTAATTTAGATATAGTTCTATCTATAGTTTTGTTATTATGCTTAATAGCAATACCACCTGCTTGTTCCCATTTACGAATATTATCACCATAGTCGTCAATTAAACCGTTTGGAGTTCCGTCTGGTTGTTTAGCATACTTAGATTTGTTTGGATCAATAATAATCTTTTGTGGTGGGAATGATCCTAAATGTTTTTTAATCCATTCACGTTTCTGTGGTTCTGAGTTTTTGTCTCCTGGTAATGGAGCACTTAATATATTATACTTGCCTTTGTATGCTTTAATGGCACTTAATAATTGTAATGCGTTGCTTGTCATTGGAATATTAATCCAAAAGTCTTTTTGTTGTTTAACTTTTTCTAATGCTTGTGGAACGTCTTTGATATTACGCCAGTTGTCTACACCTATTAACTTTGCCCAACTTCCAAAAAAGTCTGCAAGTACGCCGTCCATGTCTACAAACAATTCTGAATTAGGTGCTAGTTCTTCAAATATATCTGTTCCAGCATAATCACCGTACATCTCTTGCCACTGTCTAGTATTATCTTCTTCTGCTTCAGTCCAACTAAATTCTTCTACTGCAAATTCAGGGTTGCTAGTTTTAAAATCTTTCTTACGCATCACAGTTTTTGCAACTAAATCTAATTCGTTATTAGCATTGTCCCATTGTAAAACAAAAGGTATGTTAACATCAGTTCTCATATCTTTCATTACTGCTTCTGCATCTGGGCCTAATTGTGCAATTTTCTTACCGTAGTACTTGTACTCTTGTTTAAATATTCTTATAAGTTCAGCAACTGAAATTTGTTTATCGTTTCGTGAATCGTTTACTCTATCTAAGAAGTGTCTAGTAAACTCTACATCAACACCTACTTTAGCAAACAATCTATCAGCATAGTCTTCAAGTTTATTCAAGTCACCTTGTGTAACTGGTACACTATCTTTTGAATACTCTCTTAACCATTTATACGACATTATTTCTTCTTCCATTTACTTTCTTTGTTAGCATCAAACATATCTTCAACAGTTGTTTTACAATTCTCGTGCCAGTATCTGCCACTTTCTCTTAACTGTTCATTGTCTGTTCTTAGCATCTCCAATTTTTTCATTATCATCTTGTGTTGCCACTGTGATAGTTTTTGTTTGTCTTGTACCTTTTGTATTCTTTCTAGTATGTCATCTACTGTAGGACAAGTAAAGTCCGGATACTTAGGCGACTTCTTTTTTAACTTTGTCCAGTACTGTCTTTGGTCAACCTTTTTCTTTGCCATGATTCCCTCAAATCTTTCTCAAAATTATCAAAAACATTTTTAGGGATACCTCGGCTGGCTTTTCCACCTGCACGTCTAGTATTTTCAATTTGAGTAAAAGCAGTGTCTAGTGATTTAACCATTAACTGCAATATTCCACTATCTAGTCTATTTTTAATATTTTTAAAATTAGTTGGTTCATTTTTACCTGCCTCACTAGCCAAGTCTTTTAACTTGTTGTGTACGTCCATCATTAGTGTTTTAATTGTATAACGACCGACACCTTGAACAAGTACTTCACTGTTCATAATGTCTTCCTTATCTAATGCATACAGGCTTTCAACAATCTTTGTGTTGTTATGTATTTGAACTACTGCTTTCAACTGTTCTAGTTTACTATTGATCTTCATGGAGTCTTGAACTGTTAACTGTTTTTCCTCTTTTAATTTTTTTACTTCCGCTTTTATTGATTCCATTCTACTAATAAATGGCTTTTTCTTTTTACTACTTAATCCAAGTTTTTTAACGTTTGCATATTCACTGCCAACAGGACTATCTTTAGTTGCGTTTTGTTTTGTAACAATACCAACACCTGCTTCTGGCATTTTTTCAAGTTCTTTTCTTCTTACAAACTTGCTTGGTTTAGTTTGAATTTTTAAATTTGGTAACTTTTTATCTTTTTTCCATTGTCCTGTTTCTTTATGACCTGGATTCTTAACAACAAACTCTGTAATTTTTGATGTCATTAATTTGTGTACTTCTGCATCATACTTGCCAAATAAATCTGTTACCATTTTTTTCTGTGTTTCATTATCTGCTTTTGCAAAATTACTTCTAAATTCTGTTGCACTTTTCATTGGCTTACCTAATACTTTAAAACTTAAAGTAGGCACTGCAATAATGTATCCGTGCTTGTCTAGTGACTGCATATCCTTACCTGCTTTTTGAAAGTAACTTGGGCTACCATCTTTTTTAGGTTTGAATGTAAAACGTGGATCTTCAGCCATATCCTTTTCACTTACTGCAAACATTAATATAGTATCTGCAGGATCATACTTTGATACAAGCTCTTGTGCTTGGTATGGATTCTTAGTTTGGATAATAGCATTTGCAGGAATGCCTGCAACTATCATCATCTTCTTTTTTTCTTCAAATGTAAAAGGACTTTTGGGAGGAGTAACTTTATCGCTTGTTGCTATGAATACTTTATCCGCACCAAACTTATTAACTAGTGAATTATATACACTAGCATGACCCTTATGGAAAGGATGGAATCTTCCTGGATAAATTACTAAATGATTCATTGTTTCTCCTATATAGTGTATTTATTATTTAATTAAGAGAACGTGTGATAACCTGCATGGCCCAATTTAACGTCATTATGTGCCCATACTTTACCGCCCATATCACGCCAACGTTTACAAAATGTAAAGTCTTCGCTTAAATAGTTGCCATCGGGTAATAACCAAGTATCAAATAGTGCATACATAAATGGCTCAAACTTGCTATCTAAATTTAAAGTATTCTTATACTTTAAATCTACATAACGTTCAAACATCTTTTCTATAACGTGTCTTTTTATTAATAAAAAGCCAGTACCAATATCGTGTACTTCTTGTGTGCCTGATTCTTGTTGTACTTCATCTGGTAAAGGATTAATTACATATTGTATTGGGTAGTTCTTTTTAGGATATAATCCACCTATAACATCTTTATCAGCGGCTACTAATTTATAAACGTCTAATGTTTCAAATCCAATATCCGCATCTATAAACATTAAGTGAGTTGCTTGTGTGTTTGCCATTCCTTTTGCAACAAGATTATTTCTTGCTCTTGTAACTAAACTTTCGTTTGCAATAGTTTCTAATGAAAACCTTAAATTGTTTCCATTCATATTAATAACGTGTCTAGTAAAACTAACAAAGAAATTTTCAAATACGGCGCCACCGTAACATGGAACCATAAAAGAAATATGGCTGTTTTTAATTAATGAAACTTCTGCTTCATTAAAGGCATTTTGTTGAGACAAAGGAACCCCTTAATAGTTGAATTGTACTTTTGTAAGTGTGCCGGCTGTGAAACTAGTTACTTTAGTTCTTATCCAAGTAAAGTTTCCTGTAAAATTATGTGTAACATTTGTGCTTGTTGCCGAACTACCATCACCAATTGTAACGCCAGGTATGTCTACCCAGTCTGTACTTGCTGGATCTTGTTCCAATGTTCCTTGAAACGTAAGTATACCAATAAAACCATTGGGGAATACTGCGACTGTGTGTAAACCATCTGTGTATCCATAGTATCCATCTCCAGCAGATTTAACGCCAAAGAATGAAGTATCAGTGCCGTTATAATTGTCAGTTGGTGTACCGTGTGTAGTGGTTGCTATAAGTGTTTGTGTCATATTATATTCCTATACTGTTATTTATACAATTCTGTATGTGTATATTTGATTAATCACATTGCCAGCCATTAAGTTAAGCATAGTAATACTTTCTTCATTTAAAGCATAAATGTATTCAGGCAAAGGCTTTTCCCTTGATCTGTTAACATACATTCTTCTAGTTTCCCAAGTCCAAGGAAACCTAATTTCTCCTGCTTCTTGGTAGTTTAATAGTGCTTCTACAACATCTTCAGGAACCCAAGTATACTTTGTTATACATTTTAGGTTGTATATACCATATGGCAGTTTGTCTGTAATGATAACGTTAGGTTCGTCTGTTAAACTTTCACTAAACTCAATTGCATTAAGTCCTGTATCTTCTGCTTTCTTTATGTAATCAACTTCATTAGTATAAAAGTCAATCATAGGAGATTCAACTCTTATTTTACCAAACATATCGAACTGTTGTCTATAAGCAAATATCTTTAATAATGCTTCTACTTCTCTAGCATCTAAAGACCAGATACTTTTAAAACCATATCCTGTTTGTGTAAATCCTGTTGGAGTATTTTGAAAGTCTTTTTCACGTTCACGCATTTCATTTAGTGCGTCAAGTATTGCCGTTTCACTATCGTATTGATAACAAGTTCGCAATAAAGACACGCCTCTTCTTAAAATGAATCGTACGCGATATTTAAATCTATTATAAAATAGTCTTTCGTTAGTACCCATACTAGTACTTATCAACTATTTTTTTATGGAAAAATTATGCTTCTTTTGGTTTGAATTGATCTAAGACAATTAGTCCGTCTTGATCCACGCCAGGTGCCTGTGCAATCTTATCAATTATAATATTATCTGTTTTATATTCAAATTCAAATTTGTCTTTAACATACTTTAGTATAATTTTTGTTCCTGCTATAGGCTTGTCTATAATAATTGATTTAGCCAACGGAATTTTAATGTCGTTTTCAATTACACGTCTTAAAGGTCTTGCACCCATTAACGGATCGTAACCACGTTTAGAAAGTTCTTCTACTGCACTCTCTGAAACTGTTAGATGTAAACCTTTTTCAATCATTAATTCATTTATGTCATCAATAAACTTAATAACAATCTTTCTCATAATACCACTGTCTAACTTGTTAAACTTAATAGTACCATCTAATCTATTTCTAAATTCAGGAGCAAAAAACTTTTTAACTTCTTCTGTACTAGCATTGTCATTTTCTGTAGCACCAAATCCAATACCCATTTTCTCTGACTCTTTAGCACCTAAGTTACTTGTCATTAATACAATACAGTTTCTAGCATCTGCTTTTTTACCATTTGTACTTGTTACAAATCCTTCATCCATTAAACTTAACAATACATTTGTTACGTCTGGGTGTGCTTTTTCAATCTCATCAAATAAAATAATTGCATTAGGATCTTTTTCAACTTGACTCACAAGTAATCCACCACCTAAGTTTCCATCTTCATAACCAACATATCCTGGAGGTGCACCAATAAGTCTTGCGACTGTGTGTTTCTCTTGATACTCTCCCATATCAAACCTTAGTAGTTTCATATGTAAATGTTCACTTAACAGTTTAGCCATTTCTGTTTTACCAGTACCAGTAGGTCCTACCATTAAGTAACTACCGATTGGCTTGTTATGTGCTTTAAGTCCTGCTCTTGTTATTGTAATTCTGTCCATAACTGTATCAACTGCTTTATCTTGCCCAAACAAGTTCGCTTTAATATCTGTATGAATCTTATCTAAATTTTCTTCTACTTTAACACCACTACTAGCACTACCTAATTGATCAACAGGAATCTTAACTGCTTTACTTAATTCTTCTAGTATGTTTGGCTTGTTAATTGTAAAATTACTTCTGTTTAATAGTCTTTGTTTAGCACAAGCACTATCAATTAAGTCAATTGCTTTATCAGGCAATCTCTTGTCTGTCTGATATCTTACACTTAAATCGACACTTGCCTCAATGGCTTCTTGTGTAATTTTAGCAGTATGATATGTTTCAAACTCTTTTTTAAGTCCTTTTAATATATCTTTCGCAACTGCTGGAGTTGGCTCATCGATAGTAAGTCTATAGAACCTTCTCATTAATGCTCTATCTTTTTCAAAACTTGTATTGTATTCTTCCCACGTTGTACTTGCAATAACTCTTAATCCTTTTGTAATGTAAGGTTTAATCATCTGTGCAAAGTCAGGGCCACTACCACTAGTAGATCCTGCACCTCTCATTGTGTGTGCTTCGTCTATAAAAACAATACTACCTTTTTTAGATTGTAAACTATCAAAGACATCTTTAATTTTTTCTTCAAACTCGCCTCTGTACTTACTACCTGCAACTAGTCCACCTATATCTAAACTATAGATTGTTGCTTCTTTTAAGTACTCAGGTACTTCACCGTTTATAATTTTATTTGCTAGTCCTTCTGCAATAGCAGTTTTACCAACACCAGGATCACCAACTAACAACACGTTAGACTTGTTACGTTTACCTAGTATTTGACATAACTCTGCAAGTTCTTTACTTCTACCAATAACAGGATCAACTTTACCAGAGGTTGCTTGTACGTTTAAATTTGTACAGTACTCACTTAATGTACGTTCAACTTCTTGTGGACTAAACGTTGCTTCTGGGTTTTCGTGTACATATGTTTCGTTAAAGAATTCTGTTAACTGTTGTTTTCCTATTCCAAATTTCTTAAACAAATATAAAGAATAACTTTTTTCTTCTGCACAAATACTTAAAAATACATCAATAGTTTGCATATGTTCTCTACCACCAAATAGTACTTGTGTGTATGCTCTATTAAATACTCTTTCTAAACCTTGTGTTCTTAAAAGTTTTACTTCACCTTCTGCATCAACTTTTTTACCAAACTTGTTGTCTGTAAGGTACTTGTTAAAAGCATCATTCAGACCTTCAAAGTCTGCACCATACTCTTCAAGCATAATTTTAAAATTCTTATAGTTGATTAATGCTAGTGATAGATGCTCAGTTGTAACGTATGAATGTCCATACTTAACTGCAAACTCACTTGCTTTTTCTACAATTAGTTCTATCTCTGGATTAGGTCTTAACATAAATTAACTCTTTCGGTATGTTAGTGTTATCAGTTCTTTGATGAAACGTTATTCCGTTTAAATGATCGTATTCATGTAAACAGACTCTTGCTTGTAAACCATTCAACATTTTTTTACTTTTATTTCCTTTATGATCTTGCCATTCGAATTTAATTTCTTCAGGTCTACTTACAATAATATTTTCACCTTCAAAACTTAAACACCCTTCGTCAAAATCTACCATTTTATCACTCCATTCCAAAAGTTTTGGATTGAAGAAACTATTATATTTTCCTTCTACGAAAGTAACAAATAAACTAGTATCAATACCACATTGATTCGCGGCTAGACCAATACCATGGCTTTCTCTCATAAAGCCAAACATTATAACAGATAAACGTTCGTTTTCTATTTTCTGTTCCATAGTATCAAAAACCACAGGTTGTGTAGTGATGTTTAATAGATCATTAGTTAGTTTCATAATTTCCCATTCATTATACTTAATATAACTTGTTTTTGCGAATCTGTCAAGTCTTTTGGTACATTTACCCGTAATATAACATAATGGTGACCATTCTGTATACCTTGATTGGCTAGTTTTATGCGGGTTTCTGGCTGACTCCCTGGTTTTATTGAATATTTGACCTTTCGACCATTAACAGTTTCTAATTCTTTCTCGGTTCCTATTATTGCTTCCCAAACAGTAATTTCTTGCATACTAAAGATATCATTTCCGCTACGTTCAAATCTAGGATGCTCAGTTTGGTTTACTACAATAAACAAATCTCCTTTTTCTACAGGACCAGGATTGCCTTTTCCTTTGTATCTAACTCTTTGCCCGTTTGGCATTCCAGGTGGTACAGTAATATTTAATACTTCATTTTTACCAGCAATAGTAACACTTATTGTTTTACTAACTCCACTAGCAATTTCTTCTAAAGACATTGGCATTTGTAACTGAATGTCTGATCCTTTTTGTCTGGCTCTGTGCATACCACCAGGTCTTCCAAACATACTAGCAAATAAATCTGCTACACCTTCGGGGACTTCTCCGTCAAATGAAAATGCATTACTGCCTGGGCCTCCGAATTGAAATTGACTTTGTGGATTATCGTATTGTTTACGTTTTTGTGGATCTTTGAGTGTACTATATGCTTCGTTAATTTCTTTAAACTTTTCTTCGTCTCCACCTTTGTCAGGATGATGCTTCAACCCTAACTTTTTAAATGCAGTTTTTATTTCTGCTTCAGTGGCGTTTTTATTAACACCTAATATACTATAGTAATCTTTCATGACTATATTATACTACATCTTGTGTTAAGATGCAAGTGTTTATTTAACTTTTGTTTTTGGAAGTTCCAGTGTATAAACCAAACCAAGCCGCGCCTGCACCAACTACGATACTTACTAAACCTGATTGTTCCATTGATGGACTTGGCAATGCCATATACCATAATACAACTTTGTATAATAATACAATGTATACTGTTAAGAATAATCTTGGGAATATTCTCCAACTGTCTACTGCTTTTGCTAAATGAATTAACCATTGAAACGGGTTCTTGCTACTATCTACTTGGTTTGTGTCAACCTCAAGCTCGATGTTGATTTTCTTCTTTTGTACTTCTGACATAGATACGATCTCCTAGTGTATTCTTAACTACACTGATATTTATCGTATCTAGGTGTTTTTAGGGGGTCTTTCACTATACCAGCCAACTAAACTAAATCTAGGTTCTGGTGCTACAAAACTAACAGGACTAACGAAATGCTTGTTAAACGACGGCTTTGACACGTCTAAGAGCACTAATCTGTTGCCTATTGGGAGTATAGTTGTATGTACTTTACCCTGTTCATCTTGTAAACATAACTGCCCGCCGTACTCTGCTTTCCACTCTTTTGTAAGGTAAAACAAATAAGCAACTTTTCTAGTAGGATCATAATGTGATGTAATCCAGTTATCGTACTTATAAAAACTAAATGTAGGGTAAGCGGTATATAGGTTATCAAACCCGGTAATGCTTTCTACCCATTCCTTAAACACTTTGCCCAAGTTAATTTCTTGTGCAAACTCTTCTGTATGTTTATTTGTGTATTTGCTATCTCTTCTAACTTTTGCAATTCTATGAAAAAATGAAAAATCATCATTGAACATAGAGTGCTGAACTTTTTGTTTTAATAGTTCACCTAAAGCAGGTTTAGTATATGGTACTTCCTCATACCAATCACCAACTCCGCCTCTGAAATCATAATTTAATGTAGGGACAGTTTCGTATAATTGATTAATATATTCTTGTGTTAATATATTATCAAGTGTTAGATAGCCCTTGTCAGCGAAATGATCCTTGTACGCCTGTTGTACATCTGGATCGAAAACTCCCAGATTGAACATTTACTTTTTCTTTTCTAACTTTTCTAATCTTGCTTCTATTTTATCTAATCTAGATGGCTGTTGTTGAAACCAAGTCCAACCCCAACGATTTACTAAAAAATCTATAGTAGCATCAAACTTACTGTATAACCAAAGTCCAATTCTTGTACTTTTAAAATAAGTTGAAAATGCTAATCCAAATAATGAACCAACTAAAGCAGTCCATATCCATAAACGATTGCTCGCCATCTCAGATATCATGTTTGAAATATATTCCATATTAATCCTTTATTAGTATTATTTATTAAAACGGACAGGACAATAATGCTTTAGGCTGTATACGAATAGTATGATCGCCTATTACTTCAACATCATTAGATTGCTTGTCTGATTGTTCTACGCCGTCTTTGTTTACTTCAACTTTTTTCTCTTGTACTGTAACATCGGCGCTTGGATCTATTTTACAGTTTTTGTATTGTAGACTGCATCCACTCATAAGAACTACGAGTGTAGACAATAACACAAGTCTCATTACTTTCTTACTGAATCTATAAAGTTGTAAACTCTGCCAAATTGTTTATCAATACTAATTAAATCTTGTTGAATCATATTGACTAAAATTTGAAGTTCCATTAACGTAATTAACGTCCAAGAAGCCAACCCTAATAGGATCGTACCTAATAAGCCTATCAGCATTGTATTAGTTTTTCTTGTCATTATTTGTCTTTTGGAGAATCTTTAGGTTCGTAGTATTCTTTATACTCGTTGATTATATTATCTTGTTGAATTAAATATGCTCTAATTTGAGCAAAGTTAATAGATAATGCTTCATAGCCTTCATCAGTTAAACCAAATATAACTGCATCAGTATTTTGTTCTTTTAATTTAGCAAATACTTCTTCAGCATTTTCACTGTTAATGATAATCCATTTGATATCAGATAAGTTTGCCGGAACCGGTTTCTCTAAATTAAGAGGTAGTCTCGGTTCTTCTTTAGTAAAAATTTCTAACTGTTTGACTGCCGTGCTACAACTAGTAAGGAACGTAACTAGGATTAGCAAGACTAGGACATTCAGGATTGATTTCTGACTTCTTAGTAGCATTTTTCTCTTTCTCGGTTAAAGGACTGCCCATTGCAATATCAAAACATCTTTTTGCGTTTGCACTTCCTTTATTGATTATTTTCTCTATTACTTTTGATTTCTTAATGGCAAGGTCACCCAAATCTCTCTGGTCTCCTTTGCCATTAACTTTATTAAATTTGTTGTCTAATACTTTTATTTCTTTGTTTAGTGTATCGACTAAAACATTAAGTCTTTTATTAGTTTCGTTAATTGCCACAAAGTCTGCTTTCATTTGAGCAAGTGCCTGTTTTTGATCTTCAACACCTTGTTCTAATAACATATTGTTGGCTTCACTTGTTGCCAAATCGGCTTTAAGATTCTTAACGTAAATAAACCCGCCACCTGCTCCTGCAAGTACGAGTAACAATAATCCTATTTTTAGTCCACTAAACATAAAGTATTAACCTACTAATTTTTTTGCTAGTTCTGTGGTTTCATTAACACGTCTTGTCCAGCCTCTGCCAAATGTAGCAAAGTGACTTAATTTTTCATAATAGGCTTGTCTGTTACTTTGATAAGTTTCAATAGTATCTACAAGTCCATTATCGTCCACATATTCTTTTAATTTTGCTAAAGTGTTAGGACCAATTCCGCCGTCTGCTACTGTACCAATCATTGTTTGTAAGTATTTTGCGGCTCTACCGGGACCTGCGTTTACACCAAAGTCGAATACACATAAGTCTAATCCACCTGGTAGTTCATCGCCTTTCATTTTATCCCAATATCCTTTTTTGTAAATTGGTGCGACGTCTTCGACTAACAAGTCTTTCATATCTTTTGTGCCGCCGTGTTCTAAGTACACTTTTTTTGTAACTCCTAGGTTAGTTTCCCCACCTGGATCGTTAGGGTGATTTACATAACCACCTTCGTGATGTAGAATTGCTTCTAAACATTTATCATAATTTGATTGCATTGTCTTTGCCTTTTTAAGTTTTTATATTGGCAAGAGACTGTATGAATGATGTGTCTTTATCTTTAGGCGCTTTTCGATATCTTTTATTAGGATCTAAGCCAGCCTGCATCATCATATCATCAAGCTCTTGTTCCTGCATTAGTCTATTTCTGTATGCTTTAGGACTAGTTGGAATAACTTTTAAATTTTCTTCTGTTACAGGTAAAGGGTATTCGTTCTTATAATATGCAAATTGCCAATCCTGCTCTTTAGTAAGATGATTTAAGTCGCCTAATAATTCAACAATTTTATTCGGTGAATTAGTTCTACGATTAAATTCAACAAATACTGTAACTTTGCCTCTATCATCTGTTGCTGGACTTTGATTGGCATCTAGTACCCATTCATATCCAGATTCAATAAATTCAACTAGATCTTTTGCCGCTTCTTTGTGCATGGCTTTAAAACCTAAAACAACAACTTGATCATCTTCGCCCATTTTACTTTTGAATCTATCAATAGTTACTGTGGGATCGATTAGATCAAATAAGTCTCCATTACGAAGACCTTCAAATAATTTATTCTTGGGATTCTGTGTTGTCATTTTCTGTACCATCTAAATCTAGGTCTTGTTGATAAGCACTGTTAATATCATCTAAGTCTACTTTTTCACCTTCAATTTCCATTGTGCCACGATATATATCTGACATAATAGTTTTAGGCATTCTGATTTCAACTAACCAAATAGGATCTGTTTTTAATTTAGGATATCTTCCACCTGGAGCATAATCGTCTGGTGCTTTAACAGTTACAGGACTTTCTAATACATCTTTTTTATAGTTAACTTTGATGTTATAGTCAAGTAATCTTTTTGCACCTATAGGCTCTGGCATCATTTTATGAGGCCACATAAAACTACACGTTACCCAATGTTTATCAACTTTAGGTCCCGCTACTAGTTCGCCTTTAATCCAGTTTTCGTAAACATATAAATGAACACTGTCTAAAACACGTTCAAAGTCTACTAGTGTAGCCATAAAACTTTCGGCTTGGTATAGTTTATTAACGTTTTCCGCTATATCTTTTGAATTCATGATTTACTTACCGTCTTTTCGTTACTCAAAGTATTTATCCTTTTTAAAGGTTCTAACTTATTATCGCTTATTTCTCGTCTAGAAGAGTTAAATATTTTTAAGTATATGACAACTCATATACCCCAACATTAAACGCAGGAGGTTCAAATTGGGCAAACGTAGACACAGAAAAGAAGAATATATGTATATCTCACAAGATAATCACTATAATAACACTGCACGACATAAAAAACAAGTCAATATAATTCCTAGAAGTAGAACGCAGGAATCCTATGTAGATGCATTACTCACGTCAAATAAGAGTATTGTATTTGCTTCAGGACCAGCAGGAACGGGTAAAACCCTTATTGCTATGCTTTCGGCTATTAAACATTTTAAACAAGGAGAAGTTGATAAAATTATTATGACCAGACCAGCAGTTGGTGTAGATGATGAGAAACATGGATTCTTACCAGGTGATCTCAACCAAAAAATGGAACCATGGACTCGTCCATTGTTCGATGTTTTACACGAATATTACTCTCCTAAAGAAACAGCCAAAATGCTAGACGAACAAATCATCGAAATATCACCCCTAGCATTTATGAGAGGTCGCACATTTAAAAATGCATATATCGTCGCAGACGAAATGCAAAATGCAACGCCAAATCAGATGAAGATGCTATTGACCAGAATCGGCGAAGGAAGTAAAATTGTTGTAACCGGAGATGTTAAACAGACTGATCGAAGTAATAAAGACAACGGCTTATTAGATTTCATGAAACTTGTACAAACAAAAGATTCAAAATATATTGAATGTGTACAATTTTCACATAATGATATTGAACGTCATCCAGCAGTAACGGAGGTATTAGCAATTTATGGTGATAATGATTAAGTAAATTTTATAATGTAGTGTTCCGGACACTACTGCTATGAATACTGTATCGGTGATTATGGGTGAGCCGAAACCCACCCACTATCTTTAAAATCCGTTTGGTATTAATACATAGTGAATTGTAATAACAATACCTACTGATGCTAACAATCCTGTTATCATCTTAAGAAAGTCTTTGCCAACTAAAGGAAATACTACTTTTAGTTTTCCATTGCCTAGCATAGTTGCCATTGCAAGTTCACGTCCACATAATAGTCCAACAAATACCCATGTTGTTGACATTGGGATATCATTGAGTTCTTTAAAGAACCAAAGCACTAACCAATAAAACAAATCAATTAACGTTGCACTTCTTACATATCTTGTATTGTGCTTTTCTAATACAATTTGTTGTATTTTTCCTCCACGTTCTCTAAACATAAAGAACAAGCCTATAACAAACACAAGGCTTATCATAACCATTAATTCAAAGTTTACTTGTCTTGGCAGGAATACGGCAATGTTTGCCATGTCATGACTTAACCAAGTCCACCATAAAAAACCAGTAGTTACCCATTGACCAACTCGCCAATATACTTTGTGTTTTTCTTTTACAGGGTCGTGCTTTTCATCTATAAATTTAGTTATAACAATCCATATGGCATAAGCCGCCACTGCCGCGACTGCATAACCCATAATAGATTTCATTAACATTTTTTCTAATACAAATGTACTAGCAAATGCCGACAATACTAAAAATGATGTACTAACAGGAATACCTACCCTTGTTAGTATTAAAAGTAAAGCAGGTGCCATTGCATGATACCATTTTACTTCTTGCCACGGTATCCTATTAAGACGTCCGTATGATATATCTCCTCCATTCACTGTCCAGCCATACCATAAGGCCCAAAGCAAAACCGCCGATGCGGCGATCCATAAAGTTTTCCAATTAAATTTTTCGTTGTTTGATGCAATCCATGTACCGAGAGTTTGTACTGAATCGTTTGCGATAACTGAATAAGCGGCTAGTAAAAAACCTACACCCATCCAAAGTGTTAATGCGTCCATTTTATATCTCCATTCGACCAAGCTCGACGTTGCTTGAATTGATTTATATATTATTTCATTGTAACACTATTTACTTGGTAATGTCAAAAGAAAGATTACAGTTTTGTTAAATGATTTGCAACCTTAGACTGTTACAATATTATAGATGTGTTCCCAATCCTTTGCTATTGGGTAAGGATACTCGCCATTCATGTTGTGTCCATGTTCTACAAGTATAGGTTTAAGTCCTGCTTTTGATCCTGCTTCGCAGTTTACAGGTTTGTCTTCAATCCACCAAAGTTTGGATCCTTTGTATTGTGCAAGTGTTTCATCTTTATCGTCTCCAGTACCTAAACAAATTAGTTTAGTAAAGACTCCTTCTCCGAACAACTTGTCTAAATTTTTCTGTCTTAGCCTTTTTGCATATTTGTTGTTACTTAATGATGTAATGCAATGAAACTCCCAACCTTCGTCAGCAAGTTTTGTAACATATTGAACTGCGTCACGTAGAGCAGGTAAGTATCCGATTGTAGCACTTTCATTAAACTGTCTAATTAGTGTTTTAACTTGTGCTTTCGGAATACCATAACGTTCAGCCATATCGTATTTGAACTGGTATCCTTTTGTAGTTTTAAATCCATGTTCTTCCATCCAACAGTTAAAGGCGAACTCCCAATTAAGTAGTACACCATCTGCATCTGTTAATATAATTTTTTTCAATTTCATCTTCTTCTTTTATTGTTTAACTTACAATACTAATATAGCACATTATGTCGTTTTGTCAACCTTTTTTGCTTTAGATTTACCTTTCCAGCGATTTAATTTTTGCACGTCATCGGTTCTAGCACCCGGTTCACACACTGTAATTTTATTGCCTTTTGCTAACCATTCTTGTACTAGTTTATCGTGCTTAATTTGTTCTTCTTGAGTTATAGCCATGTTAAGCCTTTCTGTAAGGTTGAACCCCCAGCGACGGTACAACACTGGGGGTTCGTGTAAGTTAAGAAGGAGATCGTACCGTTAACTTGGTTCACGTTATCTTAACGTAATTAAGTTGTGATTCTTTAACACCATCGTACCACCTACTGAAATCAGTACGTTTTACTTTAGCATAAATTTTTACTTCTTTATTAACTTTATCAAGCCAATTATGTTGACTCCAAAAAGTAATTAGTTGATTATTGTTAGTAATACCAACATAGATATAACTAGTATAGTTACGACTATAAATTCCTGAAATAAGTTTAGCAGTAGTATTAATCTTAGTACCAACTGAACCAATCCAATCTCCTGTACAGGTTGCTAGTATCATATCTTCTAAACTCTCACGTTTTATAGTTCTTAAATATGTTTGTGGAATACTTGCAATTAATCCAAAATCGTAAGTAGTAATATCATCTTTTTCAAATGTTGCATATAAGTTAGATTCAAAACCATTTAGGTCTCCTGCTATGGCTCTCATAGCCAATCCTTCTAACCATTCAGAACATTCTTTTGAATTTTGTTTGTCTTTTTTTGAAGGGGTAATTTCTGTCTTGTTTAAGAGATCGATTGTTTCTGGTGTCATACCATAATGTACATCACTTAAATTAAATCGAATAATTTCTTTATTAGAAACTGTTTTAGGAACAGCCTTATTATCGATCATCTCGATTTCAGTATCCTTAACGTATTTCTTGTTGAAGGATTGTGAAGCAAATGCCATTGCTAATACGTCTGTGAATTTGAAAGTTTCTTTACCAAATTTTGACATCTACTTCTCCTTTTAATTAACTATAATTACAATATAACACAAAATGCCGTATTGTCAACCTTTTTTATAGTCTTTTTGCGATTTTTTCTTTAGTAAATTCTGCCGCACCTGTAACATCTTTTCCAATGCCAGCAACAGTTGAACAAGCACCTAGAGATAGTGCTATTATAATAATCATAATGTATTTCATTGATCTTCTTCCTTTTTTATGTAAAAATGTGGATACGCCTTTGGACGTTGTTCTTTGACCTGTTCTAAATACTCATTTGCATCCGACTCAGAGTCAAACTTTGCAACGACAACTTCGTCGTGTACTCTCGGAATGTATATGACTTGAAACATCTACTCACCCACCCAAGCCTTTTCAAGTTTTTCGGCGTGCTTTTGTTTAAGCATATCTAGTTTCTTTTTATTTTTAGGTGCATGAATTTCTTTATTTGCATAATCGATTAATTGCATCTCTTCTGGCTTTAAGTCTTTGGCTCTGATGCTCCAAAGTTCTCCAAACCTACTTAAACGATATCCTAAGTCAGATAGTTTATTTGCTCTGATATCATCTTTTTCGATAAATGCTAGATCCATCATATCCTTACCTAATTGCATAACTTCCATCTCATTGGAAGTAATGTCGTAAATGCTCATGGTTTTACCCGTCATTTGATTAGTCATTGTAGCCCTCTTCTATGTTTTGATTATTTAAGTTTAAGTGTCGTGTCTTTGTGGTCTTGATTACAAGTCCACTTTTGTTTAGATAACTTGTTCGCTTGAGCCCAGCGGATAAACAAACCAAGTTCTCTGCCATGTGCTTCAACTTCCCAAGGGTAGTCGTAGTAATTTTCGTCATTTTCTTCAAACATCTTACCGCACCAACGTATTTTGTCAGCCCGGGCCATGTCAACCATTTCGCCTTTAGCAAACTGTTTAACGTGAACCATTTCGTGTGCAATAGTTTCAAGTAACCTACGAAGTCGTAATTTACTATCTGCTCGGACAGTAAACTCACGTGGTCTCCAGTTGTTGTCTTCCCAACATGAATCACCATACACTTGCTCCTTTTTCATTAAATTGGCTACAAGTTGTATTTCGACGTCTAAGTTCTTTTGGAGTCGCTTTGACATCAGAGTGTCTGCCGCAAATCTGGCTAGACTCTCTACATAATTTCGCTGGGTTTTGCACCCACCTGTCACTGAAATTTTCATATCTGTTCTCTATACTATTTAACATCATACACACATTATAACATAAGCAGATTATCTGTCAACCTATAAAAAACCCTTTATTTTCAACGATTGCGATATTTTGTAATAAAAATTATTTAAAAAAGATATCATTAAACTACCATATTATCCTTTTTTCTACCCAGATAATCCTGTTCCATAATAGTTTTGATATTATGGCACGTTTTACATAATGCACTTATATTCTCCTGTGTATCGTCTCCGCCCATGGATTTAAGCACTTGATGATCTCCATCCATAACAGATCTCATTGCTCTTAATCTAACAAAAGGATCCTCTATTTGATCAAATCTTGGATCTTCTTGTACATTATATCCACAGCCAGGAAAACTTTCAGTACCTACACACACCCAGCCTCTATAGAATGTATGTGGTCTATCAGGTTTACCAAGTCCTCCATATGGAACACTTTTTAACTGATGATCTCTGCATAAACAATCTCCACCAGGACCTTGATGTACACTTAATAGTTTATTACAATCCACTAGTTTACACGTTAAGCCTAATTGTGCTTGTTTCATTCTTACACTAGAACTTTTAAGTTTGTCTTTGTTAGGATCTCTAATCATTCCAAAGATCCATTTTATCTACTGCCCAAAGATGTTTATACTTTGGTGTTTTAAGTTTTGTACTCTTTTTCATTTGTGCAATTAAGAATGGTACACCAAATCTGGGCTCTGTAGTAAAGTTACTTTTTTGCTTTTCTGCCCAGGCTTCAGGGTTAGATTTTTTAAACCAATTTTCATATGCAATTTTTACTTTGCTCCAGAATGGTCCTTTTTCTGACCAATTACTATTAAGATAATCTTTTACAAATGAAACAAATTCTAATAGATACTTGTCATCAACTTTTATATTATCTTTTAAACAGTGGTCAAAATAATCATAAAGTACTCTAGCCTCTTTTGCCTGTACAGGTCTATTAGCATTCATGTATTGCCAATACCTACCAAACATTTTTGTAACTTCAACATCTTTACGTTTCTCTGGAGTTTTTGACATAATTGTATCAGACAACAAAGTAAATGCACCTACTTGAGTATGATCACCAAACTTTTCAGCAGTTGCAAACAAACCACATTTTTCAAAAATGTTGTTTATCTCTGCACTCTTAATCCAATTTGGATCATCACTGTTATCTACATTTACACCAAAAACGTGTCCAGTATACAAGTCAATTGGTTGTACTTGTAGTTTACCTTCTTGCGAATTTAGTTTAATATAGTTTTCACGAATTTCTAATCTTTTGCTAACAGGATATATGTTACAAGGAACTTCTACTTCTACTTGTCTTTGTCCAAATACTCTTGTTAATATAATATACCAAACAATCGATGTGTGCTGACCTTCCCAACATACATAATTGCCATCTTGCTTATAAACTTGCAAAGGCATACACATTGTTTCTCTAAAGTTACCAAGTATATCTGTTACCCAAGTCAAGTCTAGTGGACGTTGCATTGTTGTATCAATTAATATCTCATCGAACTTTACTGGAATTCCTTGTACAAGGCCCTTCATATCACTAAACTTTTTTAAGTTAGGATGACGCCTTTTGAATTCATCTACTATTTGTTCTATTATGGGAAGGAAATATTGTGATTTATTTAAGGCTTCTTCTAGCCTTGTTTCTAAATCTACATAATTGCTCTCTATTTTGCTATACTTTGAATTTACTTCATCTGCATAACGAGTAAAGGGTTGACTCATTTTTTGCTCCTATTCTTTATCGGCTTTTTAGCCTTAGGTTTTTATTAACTTATATACATATAATAACATATCTAGTCAGTCTGTCAACCGGTTTTTTTGCACTTTTTTAAATAAATATGTATGAAGGGCATAATTTATAAGGAGATATCATGGATATCAAAAAAGTTATGACCTGGCTTCCTATCGCCCTTGCCCTGATAGGTTCTCTATATACTGGTATAAATGTGGTATCTAAACTTAACAATACCATAGAACAACATACTATTAGCATCAATAGTTTGACTGCTACAGTAAAAGGTTTAGACGACAAATACACTATAGAGATTAAAAATTTAACACAAAAATACACTGAAGCAAGAGAAGAACTTGTTGCTGAAATGACTCGTGTATGGACAGAGATTGCACAAGTAAGAGCTAAATCAGATTCTTTACAACAAGGGTCATATAAAACAGCCAGCCAAGCAGAATTAAGAGCATTAGAAGATAGTTACTACAAACTATACGATTCTTTACAACAACTCACATACGATATAAAAGATTTAAAACGTGAATTGACGGGTGGGTATTAATATGGAGAGTATAAGGATGGACTTACGTTTTACATTTTTGTTATTAACATTATTAGCCTTATTGGCATTATTTGTTAAACCAGCTCATGCAAGAAACGACTACTTACAATACGACCAGCATTGTCAAGGTATTACACTAGAACCATATATGGAATACAGTCAAAGTACTAACAGAGGTACTGGATCAAGTAATAGTGGATATAATGATGATAGAGGTAGTATTGGTGTACGTTTAAGTATTCCTTTACAATCTACTTGCTCAAAACGTTATAGAGGAATTGTAACAGAAAATGCCGCCATTAGACAGCAACTTGAATTGTTAAAAATGTGTGGTAGATACAAAGGACTTGAATTAGGACCTGACTTTAAAGAACTTAAAGATAAGTGTTCTCAAGTTTGGAAATCTGAAGAATTACAGAAAAAGCAAGACGCAGAAGAGTTAGAATTTAAAAAGCAACAAGAAGAATTAAACAAGTCATTTGAAAATCTTAAAAAAGATACAAAATAATAAGTCATAAAAAAGCCCGGGTATCGTTTTATCGTCCCGGGCTTATTTTTAATTAAAAGTTAATAATCATACCAAGTGCTAATTCCTTGTCTTCAAGGTCAAAGCCATTTGAACGATCTTCAACAATAGATGCACTTAATGTCATCTTGTCGCTTACCTTAAATAAAGATCCGTATTCTAGATAAGAATCATTTCTATCAAAATCAGTAAAGCCACCACTCTTAGACTGCCAGTCAAAACCGACCTCTACAAAAGGTGTTAGTGCATTCATTTCTTTTTGAACACCTATATACGGAGAAGCAGTTAATGTTTCATCAGTTAAACTATCTCCCCATTTATAAGCCATTCCGGCACCAACATATGTTTCTGCAAATGGATCGGTATCAATACCGCCACCTAATGGAAACATTAATTGCTTTGTTGCTTTTAATTGGTAATCTTGTACACTACCATTTTGAAAGAACTTAAATTCACCATTAAATGCACCTAAGTTTTTGGCGATGCCATACTCGTTTGCACCAGTTTCTGGTGTTTTAATTGATACTGCATAATCGTCAGTAACTGCTACTAACTCTATCGTACCGTTATTATAGTTTTCTGCAAACGCCGATGTTGCCATCAGTGTTAACAATGCTACTACACTCATTAATTTTTTCATATATATTTTTCCTTATTATGAATATACAATTACGTCCTGTAATTGTGTTAATCACAACAATAGACACCTATCGGTGCCTAAAGTTGTAAGTCTTACGGGTTGTGTCTTAGATTAAATCTGAGATAGTTCAACCAATGTTGCTGAAAGATTGATCTCTGGATCGCTAACTAGAGAATGATTAACTAAACCATTTCTAATTGTTAGGATCGCTTTGTCTTGTCCTTCTTCTGTTTCGCTCCAAAGTTCCAAGTTATCATACATCCAACGAAACAAGTCTTCCATTTCGTCTGCCCTTACTTGGCTAGTTAATAGTTTTCTTGCTTCACGAATTTTACCTTCTTTAAACAAGTCCACCATTGCTAGTTTATAATCAGCAGTAGTATTTTCACTTTCTTTTGGACTTTGTAGCTCACCATCGACATTATTCATCTGGCATAAGTTTAAACTCTTACGCAAGTCTGGATATGTCGCTTTAACGTAACTGTCTAATACATCTAATTCAAACTTTACATTCTCGTCAATAAGAACTTTGGCAACTCTTGCCGTAAATTCTGTTGTATCAATTTTTTCAATATGAAAGCCTTGACAACGACTATGTAATGCTGGAATTACTCTATTTGGATAGTTACACGTTAATACAAATCTAGCAGTACTGGCATATGTTTCCATAACACCACGTAATGCCGCCTGACCATTTGGACTAATATAGTCCGCTTCGTCTAAAAGCACAATCTTAAATTCTCCAAAAGGCATTGTTTGTACAAAGCCAGTTATCTTATCTCTAATTGTGTCTACGGAATTTTCTCTACTAGCATTTATTTCTAGTACATCATACTCATCAATGCCTAGTTCGTTAATTAGAATCTTTGCTAGTGTAGTCTTACCGACGCCTGGTGCCCCACTGAAAAGCAGATGAGGAATGGCGCCGGATAAGACCCAAGATTCTACTTGTTTCTTTTGTGCTTCATCTCGAAACACATAATCCCCTACAGAAGAGGGTCTATACTTTTCAGTCCATAATTCTTTCATTGAGCACCTTTATTAAGTAGTTAAACTATATTATATATAATTTACCGCCCAATGTCAAGAACTTTTGGACTTAAAATTATATTTCTACTTTTTCGATTTTAGTAACTGTAAATGCTTTAGTAGTCAAGTTTGGAAAAAAAGCGTCGAATTGAGCTTGATCTTCAAATATGATTGTTCTACGTATTCCAACCGGTGGATCTAGTATTTCAAATTGAATACCAGTACAACCTGGATTGTTAGCACCGCATGGTCCGTGTTCAGCCTTGAAAGCCTCTACGTCTGCGTATGATTTACCTGCGTCGTCTTTTAAATCAGATATATGTCTAATTGCCATTGTGTTTCTCCTTAACGTCTATCCTTCTAGCATTTCTGCCTCGAGGCGTGTAGTTAGATTAAAATAATGTACTTATTGTACAGTATTATTTATCGAGAATGATCACTTTGGTCTTCATCAGATACCAGCATTAATGCGTCTGGATCTACTTTACGAATTTTAAACTCGTTTCCGTCTTTATCTTTTACATTGACACCACGTGTCCATCTTCCATGGTCAACATAAACCCATTGACCTGGTTTTACGTCGTTTTGCTCAGGACCAACTGCGTATACTTCAGCCCACCTGGCTCTTACACCATCACTGGTGCCATCGTCACTTCGTAGAATAATACCACCAGTAGTGATTCTTTCTTCAAAGTTCATATCTTTAACTAGAACGTTTTCGTGTAAGGCCCTTACGGTCCCTATTTCATACGTTCCTTCGTATGAGGGTTTATGATTTACTTGCATTATATTCTCTTTATACCTGTTTTAGATCTTGCTTTTTGTTTAGGTGTTTGTTCTTTAGGAACACTCACGGATTTTTGTGGTGCTAATGCATCTGCAATACCTTTAGTAGTTTTCTTTTCCAGGTCTTCTGGTCTAACAAAATTACCTTCAGCATCTTCAACCCATTCATCTTCACTTACAGGTTCGTCTAATGGACCTGATGGATCTTCGTCAACAATTTTATCTGCTTCTACTGTAGGAGCAGGTACTTGTTGTACTGGTTCGTCGGCTTGTACTTGATTATTTACAACACCTTCACCTTCGATGTTTGGATCTCTAGGCATAGCATCATCTTTAGGAACAATAGAGTTAGAAGTTGCATAATGCTCTTTCATAACATCTTCTCGAGTCCTAACAATTTTACCACCAGCGCCTAACTGATCTCCACGGGCATTTACACTCATATTTCCGACAGCAATTACTGTTTCGTTTTGTAGAGTTAATGTACCCATATCGACTTGCTTACCGTTAGCAGTTCTGTATGTCTTATTTGCCATATTATTTCTCCAATTATATACTACTATTATTTATCTAAGGAACTCGCCCACATCTAAATCATAGTACATACTGTTAACTTTGTGTACTCCTAATTTATATAAAACAAAACTTGAGACACTAGAACCTCTTCCAAGTCCCATTACCACATTGTTTTTCTTCATAGTTTCTACAAAATACTTTAAAAACTTCAATAGTTCTATTAATTTACGTTCTTGGTACATGAGTAATTCAGCACCAACTCGTTGTAATTCTTCGTCATTATCACATTGTTCTAGTAGCCATTTACATATATCAAAATCTGCATATTCTTTAGGCATATTCCAATGGCTTTGATTTTCAATGTCAAAATCTTCTACAGAAATGCTTGGCTTTTCAATTGACTGTAATCTAGGACCTTCACTATATAACTTATTCGCACTGCTATTATACGCCTCTGGATCTAATACATTAAACTTACTAATATCTAAATTAGGGTTTTCATATAATGCTTTAAAAAGATCAAGTTCGTTATGATATACAATACCGTATTCGTCTGTGTGCATATTACTTTCCATATAATACTATATTATACAGTATATGGTGACTATTTGTCAAGTATATTATTATTCTTCTTTTCTTGCTTTTCTATCTGCATTTGACTAGATTTTGCCCATCTCTTTTCTTGTTCCATATTGGCTTCTCCTAGCATAACAGTAATTTGTTGTATTGCGCCAGTATTTCCAGTCTTATAAAAGAAGTTGTGTCTTTTGTGTAAGTCGCTAATTCTATCAGTTAATTTATCATCACTGAGTTTAGTTATATCTTCTTGTCTAGGATCAAACATTTCTTAATTTTCCTAATCTTTTAGTATGTCTTCCACCTTCAAATTTAGTAGTAAAAAATGCACGGACAATTTCCCATACATCTTTTTGTTTTACAAAATCTGCTCCTAAACATAATACATTAATATCGTTATGCTTACGAGCCATGTGTGCATCTTTAACAGTTCTACAATTTGCCGCTCTAATATGTGGATATCTATTTGCGGCAATAGTTACACCAAACCCTGACCCACAGACTAAGATACCATGTGTTTGGAATTCTAAATTACTTGCTAATTCTTTTACAATATCTGGATAGTCAACAGACTTATCATTGTACGCACCTACATCTATTAGTACACCAATACCAAATTTTGTAGGCTCTTCGTCTGTATTGGGTGCAACGTAATTATAAATCCAGTCTTTAAGTTTTAGACCTCTATGGTCACTTCCTATCGATAAACTAATGTCTTGCATAATAGTATTTACTCATTTTAAAAGTAGTTCTGTATTTCTCCTTCTCGAACAGTATCTAATGTTAAACAATGTAGACCCCCGTCCCAGAAGTTTCTATGCCTAAAACGGCAGTATATTGGTTCTATTCCATGTTGTTTTAACTTATTGTGTACTTGTTTTTGGTAGTTCATTGATAAAATAGTACTTTCATTTACACTCAACATATTAACTTCAAATTGTGTTTCTTCTGCATATCCTACCCACTGATCTAACCACGATTCAATAAATTTAGTATACTCTGGATTATCTTTAGCATCAGGTGTCCACCATTTTCCTTGTGTAAGATGTTTCTCTTCTTGCCAACTACCATATTCTGACTGCATAGTTTTTGCTTTACCTGTACCAATTTGTAAAACTTCCCAACCTGGTAATGTTTCTTTAAAATCATCTTTGTCTAAATACGAAGCGGCAATAACAAGACCTGGCTTTGGTAAATTAAACGTTGCATCACTATGACCACCATTAGCAGTATTAGTACGTCTAAACTCTGGGTACAATTCTATCATAGCATCATCTAAATTTTCAACATCTTTTGTGTCAATAATTAAAGTGTTGCCTACTCTAGTAACAGTTGGTGCCCAGAACCCCCAAGTATAACTCATTGCTCTAATATAGTCAGGGTCACTAGAAAACGTACCTTCTGGAATACTTGGATCAAACCATTCTGCTTTATATTTTGTATCGTATTCAACGTAGGACTTTCTAGGTATAAACGGTCCTCTAAATTTTCTTTTCTTTGGATCAATAGTTAATCTTAAATCTAAACAATCTGGATTAATAAAGTTTTGTCCACTTGTTGTCATAAACTTATGGAATTCTGGATACTGTTGAGTTAACAATATCTTTTTACCCATTGTTATAAGATAATCTCTAGGCATTAAAGCAGGTTTAGGTATTCCTCTAAAACCTTCTTTTTGATCTTCGTAATATTCCATAATACTTGAATACCCAACTCCGTGAGTACTAGTATCTGATAACGTTGCCGCCTGTGTTAAGTTAGGGTGCAATCTAACAACATCTACACCTAAATCTTCTAGTGTCTTTTGTATGTTGTCTAAGTCTTCGTGTGTCTCGTATAAAAGTTTTTGTAACAAGTCTCTTAACTTGTGATCTTTTAAGTCTTCAAAAAATTCTGGTTTAAAAACATTTCCTAAAACAACTTGCTTTAATGGATCCCAACCATTCCATGCGTTTGCTTTATTAATTCTATAATCCATTAGTCTTCTTTTAATCTAAATTTAATATTGCAATATCCACATATTGCTTCTCCACCATCTGGTATATTATAATATACTTTAGGATGATCATCATCTTCTCCAGTACATGACACCTGCTTACTGCTTACATATATTATTGTTTCTTCTATTTTGTCTTCCACTACAGTGGGCCTAGCCTTTCAAATCCTTGTATATTCTCTTTATATTTGTGTGCTGGTCCTAAATACATATATTTGTAACCTTTTGCTTTATATATTGCACATTCATGACGTAAACTTTTTATTCCTAAATGTAATTTAGGATTTTTGTAGTCCCAAGCAAATTGATATGCTTCAACATTTTTATCATCATAATTTTGTATAATACTAAATGCAACTAATTCGTCTTTGTCATAATATCCCATAATATCATTCTGCTCAAATTCGGCAGGAAATATTGGCATGAAACTTTTAAACTTTTTATACCTGCAATAGTCTTCATAGATACTTAACAATCTTTCGATTGGAGGATCTTGCAGTATCTTTGCATTTTTAATTTGTTTGTAGTTAGTCTTTTGTAAATTTATTCGACAGTGGATAAGTTCAAATTCTTCCATTCAAATACTCCTAATTAGTAGAGTAGTATTTATTTGAATCTCCATGTCACTACATCATCATAGTGATCCTTATCCCATTCTTTGTAATAACCTTTTTTCTTTAAAATTTTACTTGCTTGATTAAGTTTAGAAAGCCTTTGCACTAATATTAGAATACACTTTCCAAAGTTTAAACTGACGGTTTTCCATTCCTCTGCGTCATCTGGGTGATCTTCTAATGCTACTATATCTTTATCCATAGCATTATTATTAAAAGCATCAACCAGTTCTACTAATTGCACTGGTGTAAATTCTTTTGTATCTGCATATAAGCAAACAACTTCAAATTTATCATTCCAATTATCAACCAAATGTACTAGTGTTGACAGTGTATTACTTTTATCTACTTCTCTGTATTCAATTTTATTAGATACTAAGGCTTGTTTGGCAAATGGACATGGAATTTGGTCTATAGTGGTATTATGCACCGACACAAATTCTTCTATCCATTTTTTAATTTCATCAATCAAAGATCGCCTTCTTTACGATTCTCTGAATAATGTACATCAAATTCTCCGCCTGGATAACGTGACTTTAATTTATGCACGTTTTCTTCTATAACTGCATTAGGATCCAAATCCAAAGCACGGCAAGAATTAATCCAATACCACATAATATCGCCCAACTCTCGTTTGGCATGAAATATAGTTTCATCGTCCAATGGTTTACCTTGGAAGATACATTTTTTAACAATTTCAGCAAATTCACCTCCTTCACTTGCTATACCTATTGAACCGGTTAACAATAATGCCATATTAACACCACTGTCTTTTTCAAGTTTTTCTAACTGTGCAGTTAGTCCACCAGTTTCGTTACTTTGTAGAGAAGTTACCTTCTCTACGAATTCTTTATACTTGTTTAAATCAACTTGGTTCATATTAAGATACCTGTATTGCTACATAGATTAAAACTCCAAGTATGCTGAAATTAATAATCATATTGATATAGTTTGGGTTTGGTGTCATATTATTTTACTCCATTATTAAATAAACTGCTTACAGATTCTTCGTTTGTAATTCTACGAATTGCTTCGCCAAATAATTGTCCTGTTGAAAGTTGAAATGTCTTTTTGCAATCATCTGGACAACGCCATTTAATCGAATCTGTAATTACTAACTCTTCTAAAACACTTCCTTCAACTTTTTTACAAGCGTCATTTGTAAGAACACCATGTGTAATATATGCTCTAACAGATAATGCTCCTTGATCCATAATTGTTTTGGCGGCATTTACAAGTGTGCCTCCACTATCAATAATGTCATCAACTATAATTGCGTGTTTATCTTTAACGTCACCTATAAGTCCCATTACTTCACTTACACCTGCTTTAGGTCTACGTTTATCTACAATAGCAATATCGCCATTGAACATATCTGCAAACTTACGAGCTCGTGCAGTACCTCCTGCATCAGGACTAACAAATACTGTTTCTGATTGTGTTGTATCTGATAAGTTTAATTTTCGTTTAATATCTTTTGCAAATACAATTCGACTTGTTAAGTCATCAACTGGTATATCAAAAAATCCTTGTATTTGTCCTGCGTGTAGATCCATAGTTAAAACTCTATCGGCTCCAGCAGTAGTAATTAAATTTGCAACCAACTTTGCAGTAATAGGTGTACGACTTGCACTCTTCCTATCTTGCCTAGCATAACCAAAGTATGGCATAACTGCCGTAATACGTTTTGCACTACTACGTTTGGCGGCATCAATCATAACCATTAATTCCATAAGGCTATCATTAACTGGTGTACTTGTTGATTGTATAATAAAGACGTCTTCGCCCCTGACATTTTCTAAAAACTCTACACTGCTTTCGCCATCTGCAAAGGTTGAAATATTAGAAGGGACTATGTTTGTGAAACAATGTTCAGAAACATCATTAGCAAGTTGGGGATTGCTATTTCCTGCGATAATCTTCATAGAAACTCCGTGAATTAATTATAAGTTATTATAATATATTCAAGTGTCTAAAGTCAAGTAAAAAGTAAGATTTATTACCAAGTAAGTGTTGTTCTTGTCCAGATTGCAGTACTGCCATCATAGTTTGCTACACAAACATATAGATATTCTGTTGAGCCATCTTTACCACGGCATACCATGCCTTTTGTGTCGCCTGCGGCACCAGTATTTGTAGTAATTACACGTTCTGGAATACCTTTTGCAACCTGTGGTCCTGATAAAACTGTTACAGTTATTGTAGTACCGTTGTCGTCTGTAGAGAATCTAAACAGATGTTTACCTGTAGAAGCAAAAGTAATCACGTTACTTGCAATTCCTTGGATACTTGAAGTACCTAATGAAACTGCTGAAGGTAATGTTAAAGTGTGTGTAACATTTGTAACATCAATTTCAACGTGTAGTTCTGCATACTTGCCTGTTGCGGGCCAGTTGCTAAAACCTAATGTAACGGAACCACTAGTTGATAGTGTAGAAAGTTCGCCACTTTGGAAGTTTAATGTTACAGTACCTGTTACAGTTCCTGCTGAATTTTTAGTTTTAACTACTCTGTTTAATTCAACGTTATATATAGTATTTCCACCTAAATCGTTATCAAGTGATCCACCTGTTAACGCAGATTTGAAAATACCTTTAGTTTGTAGGTCTTCAATTTCAGTTTTCGCATAACCTAGGTTAGTCTTTACGTTAGTAAAGTTATCTCTAAATCCTTGTGAACTGTTATCCTGTCCTGCAACTGGAAACGTACCGTCTATATTTGTTGTATTAATTGAACTAGCCATATTTCTTAAACTCCGTATTACTTTTGTAATATATATTTATTTATCATTTATTATGGTAAGTTTATTATCGTGTCCCTAGGGAATTTGACATAAACATTGCCATCTGTTATTTCTTTACGTTTTGTATCGATATTTGGGAAAAATCTTGTATTTTTGCCATCTAGGCTAGTTTTAGTTGAATCGAATGTTGTTTCATCTCCTACTAACCATGCCTTTGGACTACTTGTTTTGTCATAATTATTACTGAAATATGCATCTAGTACATACCTGTCCACAGTAAAATTAATTTTATTTAAGTTAATGGCAGTATTAATATTTAAATAATAAAGTATACGTTCTCCACTACCTGGTTTTAAATATGCTACTACGCAGGCTGGTGTGTATCCTAATACTGTTCCATCATCTTGTACACTAGTCATCCATCTTGGTAAAGTTCTACTATCTTGGATTCCTAGTTTGTCCTCAACACGTTTTTTCATACGTTGTAAACTTGCTGGGTATAATCTTTTATTATTGTTTGCACTTGCTCTTAAATTAGCATTGTCTATATGACCGGCTCCTTCTGCCGTAATAGGATTATTAATTGAAGAGTATGTAACTTCTAAATTTGCAGTTGTACCAACTGGTGGATCAAACACATCAGTTATTTCAGCATAAACAACATCATATATATGATTGTTGTCGTTGTCTGTTGCTTTTGCATATTTAAAATTACCAAATCTTAAATTTATAGTATGATGATTTCTATATACTGATTCAAAGTATTTTGAAAGTGTGTTTGCTGGTAGTCCTGGTAAGAAAAGCATTCTTGCTTTTTCTTGTCTACCAAAGTAAATATCGGTTGGTCTATATAATGCTTCATCTGGAATATCTTGTCTATTGAAAACAACATTATCCCAAACTTTTCTATCTGCTGAAGTTGGTAATAAGTCAATATATAAATCTTCGTAAGGTGCACTATACTCGTTGTTAACTATAATATTAAATGCTCTGTCATTAAACAAAGTACCAGTGTTATCTCTGGCTCTAATAGTAAACTTGTATGTTCCGTCAACTGTAGTTGTTGCTGAACTTGATACTACATCTAATTTTGTTGTTCCTGAATCTAATTGGAATGTTTTAAAACTAGCTCTGCCTTCAATTTCTCCTCTAGAGTTTAAAGCCAAACCTTGTGGTAACTTACTATTAGGTCTCATTTCGTAAATTAAATTTGTACCGTTTTTAGCAGTTGCCGAAACACCTAATGTACTAACTGATCCTGCTTGTAATACACCTAAATCTGAAAGTGTATTCCATGTAATATCTAAATCTTTATTAGATTGTATTGTTAAGTTAAATTCGTGCGAATCAAAAAAGTTACTTGGATCACTTGTTCTTGCCGCTCTAACAATAAAAGTATAATCCTTAACTACTTGATTTAAGAAAGGAAGTTTTCCATGTATCCAGCCTGTAGTAGGATCAATAGTTAATCCACTTGGTAATACACCTGCTCTTGCATCAAATAATTCTGCATCATAACCTGCATTATCATAACTAGCATTACCTGTATATATACTGTAAGTAATACCAGCACCACTATAATCAATAGCATCTACTTTAAAACTAAACATATTATCATGTAAAAATGTTCCAATGTTTGCTTTGCTATGTCTAATAATCGGACCATATTCACTGCTTGTATCTGCTTGAATTAATAAATCGTTTTTATCAGCACTAATTGTATCACTATCTGCTTTTAAATCAAATGCACCATATACATATATACTAAATTCTTTAACAATAAATGCTTTTCCGTCAGTTGCTCTTGCAACAAAACGATACATTTTACTATAACTACCTACACCTGTACCAAAGTCAAAAAGTACAGTATCATATGCTGAAGTATCAAAACTTCCTGCCGCACTAGAACCTTCAACTAGTTTTGGTTGTATAAATCCTCTTACATAACCATCAGATGTTAGTGTTGCTCCTGTTGGTAATTCGCCACTTAAAAATTCATATGATAATGTATCATCACTATCAGGATCATTTACTAATAATTGTTTATCTAGATATTGGAAGTCGATATAACTTCCTAAAAATTGTGTTGTTTCCCATACAGGAATATCTTGCCCTGTTACTGTTAATTGAAATGTTCTATCATTAACAATACCTGTAGAATCTGTTGCTCTTACTGTGAATTTACTTGTTACGTCTTGGCTTACTTCCATAGGAACGCCTTGCACCACTTTTCTAGGGTGTCCAAAAAGTGTTCCATTAGTTGCTAGTTCAATACCATCAGGCAGTTTACCAGATACTGTTGAATATGCAATCGACCCACTTGCTGGATCTCTGGCATCAAGAGCAAAATGATAAAATTGACCTTCTTGTATTACGCCTAGGTTAGTTGCAGTAGTGTACCAAACAGGTGCCGCCATGATTTATCCTTAAATTACACTAGTATTTAGCAGATTACAGTGCCGCTATTCTCGACTGGAAGTCAGCAAAGTCTGAACTCGCCGCCACAGTTGATTTTAATGTCGCTAAAGTAATCGTCTCAACGTTTGTAAGTCCACTTCCATCTCCAACAAAATTAGTTACTGATAGTGTTTCAGTACTAGCATTATATGTGTATGCACTTCCATCTGTTTTAACTGTTAAGGCGCCTATTTGTCCTGTTCCAAACATTGGAAAACAAGTTGTGTCTGAACTTTCATCACCTACATTAACGCCGTCAGCATAGTCACCTGCATTGGCTAACTTTATCCAGTTACCACCATGTGCAAAATAACCTGCTCCAGTGCCATGTACGTGAGCAAACATACCGTGATATGTAGTTGCATTTGGTAAATCCGCTTCTGCAGAATACATATTTGAATATAAAATTTTACCTGTAGTAGTAATATTAAATGCTTGAGCATCTAAGTTACCACCAAGTTGTGGTGTTGTATCTGATACAACACTTGCAATACCGCCATCGGTTATTCCATAACCTGCTATTGTAGTTGGCTTACCTGTTAAACTTGCGAATGATTGTGCCGGAACACTTGTTAAGTAAGTTCCTAAATCACTAATTTGTGATTCTGTAATACTTAATGACGCTTGGTGTTGTGTTACTGCACTTGCTGGAACATTTGCATCTGGAATGTTTGCCCATGTTACTGCCGCAGTTAAATCGTTTACTTCTGAACCACCGCCAACTGTGCCTGGTTCCCATTCTAAATTACTATTGTTCCAAACTAGTGCTTGTCCATTAGTTGGAGGTGTTGTTGAAGTATCAACATCACTTAAATTATTAATGCCTGTTGGAATGTCAGATATAAATGCTACTGTACCACTTGCATTTTTAAATGAGATTGTATTATCCTGTGTAGGATTTACTACAGTTACAATAGTTTCGTGTGCATCAGCAGTACTTCCTTCAAATGTAATTTGGTTGTTAACTAAAACATCATTTGTTTCTAAAGTAGTTGTTGTACCTTGTACAACTAAATCGCCCGTTACAGTTAAGTTTTGAACGTTACTAGGGCCAGTTGCAGTTAAGTTAACAGTCGTTATGTTAGTATTGTTTACGTCACTAGCAATAGTACTGTTTACTGTTCCAGTAAATGTACCTGTAATAGTTCCACTAGCGTCAATGTTTGTTGTGTTTAATGTTCCCCAACGATTACTTACTGCACCTAAATTTTGTGTAGTACTAACTGGAAGAAAATCCGTTGCCGCTTTGGCATTGTAAGTAACTGTATCTGTATTAGCATTACCTAGTACAGTATTACCTGATATACTTACAGTTGCTAGTGTTGTTGAGCCTGAAACTTTTGCATCACCTGTTACATCAAGTGCTACTGTAGGAGCATTATTTTTAATACCAACAAACCCGCTACTTCCTTTAACATATAAAACATCACTTGCTAAATCTGTGTTAACAGTAAAATTAAAATTACCGTTATCTGGATTTATGATGGTATCACCGGCTACTTTAAAAGCGCCTGTATCTGCAGGATCTATGATAACATCAGTTGTACCAACAATACTGTTGGCAGTAATATTTAAATTACTGTTAACTGCGCCATATGTCCATATGTCGTCAAAGTTTAAGTTTATTTTTTCAAATGCCGAACGAAGTAAGTCGCCTGTACCGTCGTCTGCGTTTGTTCCTATATTAATTACTCTTTTAGTTCCAGCCATAACCTATTCTCCTATTACCAAGTTGATACTAATACACGTTTCCAAATGTCAGCACTGCCGTCATGTGTTCCTGTGCAATAGTATATGTAACTTGAATCAAAGGCTACATCTCCATTAATATCACCTGCGGCTCCTTTAGCCGTTGCTGGTGTATATGTTGTAGAAACATTTATTCTGTCGCCTGATGCCGTTAATTTTGTTCCAAAGATCCCACGCCATACGTTTGCCGCTGATCCTAAATCTTTTGTGTTTGTTGCATTACTTAAAATGTGACCTGAAACGTTAACTTCGCCACCACCTGGTACTAAATTAATGTCGTTTGCTGTCGCTGTCAATGTAGTTGTAGTACCGTTAATTACTAGGTCGCCCATAGTAACTGTTGTACCGTCATCAACTACAGAACTTACTACTACATTACCACTTGCATCAAACTTTAAGATTGAATTGTCAGTGTGTGTAGTAAACTGTAAATTTTTGGAAGTGTCAACAATGATTGCACCTGTACCGTTCGGACTTAATGTAATATTTCCGTTAGTATCATCTGATCCAATAGTATTACCTGAAATGCTGATATTACTTAAACTTGATCCACCTAATTCTGTATAGACTTCAGTGAAGTTTTCGTTAATCTTATTAAAGGCAGTTCTTAAAGGATCACCTGCGCCATCATTTGCACTGCTTCCAATGTTAATTGCTTGTTTCGCCATTGTTATAACTCCTGCAGATTATATAATTTTGTCTACAAGTATTTATCCATCTTATTCAATAGCCGAATGCTAATAACGAATAAATACTTGTATGTATTTAGGTTATACATTTATTAAACAGTGGCATCAACGACAGCAGAAATCAGTCAAACGTAATCTTCAAGTTTACGCCTTAATGTGTGATAATTGTTTCAACCTTTTCTTAAGAAGTTCAAAAAACATTAGCAAAAGTCGATTAAACAGATGGGTTAATCATTACTGCGGATCCTGTGGAGACGTTTATAAACTTGCACAAAAAGATAGTGCATTACGAAAGAGGACATTAAAATATGACGCGAGTTCAACAATGCCTATTAATCGTTTGCGTTAGTTTCTTTACATTTTGTGGCTGGACTTCAGTTGCAAATAGTAGTTTACCAAACATTGAAAATAATTTACATTCAACTGTTTTAGTTGCTACTAAAAATGTAACACCGAGACTGGACGAAACTACACATAATATGGCTCCGGTTCCAGCACCGGATATTACGAATCCTGGAATGGGAACAGGTATTATTATGACTGATAAAGGTCATATTATTACTAACTACCATGTTGTTGAAAAGGGCAATACAATTTCTGTATGGATGTATGAAGATGAAACTATGACAGAATATGATGCAACTATCGTGGGCTTCGATAAACTGTCTGATATAGCAGTTATTAAAATTGATTTACCAAAAGATTACAATTTTAAAAAAGTAGAATGGGGAAGATCACCTGATTATGGTGATGATATCTATGTAATAGGGCATCCACAAGGAATGATATGGAGTGTGAGTAAAGGAGTTGTTAGTCATCCTAAAAGATTTGTAACATCACCTTGGCAAACACTTATTCAATCTGATGCTTTAATAATGCCTGGTAATAGTGGCGGTCCACTCTTTGACCACCATGGTGATTTAGTAGGTATAAACACTCTTATGATTTTGAGTCGTGATCCAACTGCCAAGACCCAAGCATGGGCAATGAGTATTCATTTAGATGATGTGAGATGGGTTTACGACAGAATAATTGAGTACGGTAGAGTACGAAGACCTGCTTTAAACATCGAAGTTGATTTCGACGTTGAGAATAAGTTGGTAAAAATAAAGGCTGGACCGGACACCGCATTAGGAAAGTTAGGAATGAAAGAATCTTATCTTTTAGAAATTGACGGAATAGAGGTCAAAGAATATGGCGACATCTTTAATTACTTAAGAAGTAAATTAGATGGGGATACTGCTATTATTAAGGTTAAAGAGTTAGAATCAGGAGAGGTTAAGTCGCTAACATTCAAATTAGCGGATTGGGAGGCTTTACAGTCTAATAAGGAAAAAGATAAAGTGTTGGAGAAAGAAGAGGAACTAGAAATACCACATGGTATTCCTTCGCCTAAGTAGAATTTAAAATCCTACAGATTCTCCACAACCACAAGAACTAGTGGCTTGGGGGTTTTCGATTACAATTTGAGAGCCTCCAAAGTCTTCTTTGAAGTCTATTACACAACCCATAAGATAAAATAAACTTACACCATCAATAATTAAATTTTTAACTTCATTTAATTTTATTAAGTGATCTTTAGGATTGATTTCTTCTGTTTTGATTGTAGACCAGTCGTATTTGAATCCTGCACAACCTCCACCTTTAACTCCAAAGTGTACATTCGTGGCATCATTCTTATCAGCCATTGTAATTAAATAATCTTTAGCGGAATCTGTGATAGTCGGTAACATATTCATCTTCTCCTGTGTCTCCGTCTAGGTTAAGTGTCATTTGTGCTAGTTCACTCATTTGTGATGGGCTAAACGTAGGTTCAAATGTCATCTCAACTTCTACTTCGTTAATACCAGGTACTTTTAATAATGCTTCTTTTGTCCATATTGGCATTTCGCCTGCTACTGGACAAAAAGGACTTGTAAGTGTCATAAGTGTAATACATTTACCATCTATAACATCACAATGATATATTAATCCTAGCTCAAATATATTTATACTGATTTCGGGATCGTATACTTCGCGAAGTTCTTTTTTTATGTCTTCTTGTTTTACGTTTTTATCTTGAATTTCTAGATTAAAACTTCCGTCTTCAGACGCACTACGGTTAAAATCTTTTACTGCAATAGTACTGCTCATATTTTATAGTTGGCCCTTATAAGGTGTTCCGCAGGCACTCATAAAGCGGTGCCTGAGGAATTATTGTTGAAATTAAACTTGCCTTGTATTAGGCGTTGGCGAGATGCTAACCTTTTTTATAGATTTGCCATGCTCCGTAACCTATGGCTACATAAGCCGCCAATTTAGCAAAAGGTCCAGCAATTAGAACTATTACTCCAATAGCGACTAGAGCCGCTCCAGAGTGAGACGTTCTTTCTTTTACTCTCTCTTTTATCCAATTTGTCATTTATTTGTCTCCTTATTAAATGGTATCACTATTACTTTCTAGTAAAAATGTGATACAACACCCAAATTGCTACTAAACCTACTAAACCATTTGCTGAAAAACCAGCAATGATATTTTGTATATTTGCAATAACTCCGATGTTTGGCCAGAACGGTATGTTCTGTCCGTTAAAAAGTACTTCTAGTACGACTCCTACAGATATTAAACTAATACCTGCTTCTGTTAGAGCGCCTGCCCATCCTTTTACTTTGTTAAGTATGTCCATATTTGACTCCTTTTGTTATTTGTGTCGATAACTGATTCGTCCTTTATGCATATCATAAGGACTCAGTTCTATGTCAACTCTGTCTCCCAACAATACTTTAATATTGTTTTTTCGCATTTTCCCGTTAAGGTGTGCGACAATGGAAACGTTATGTCCGTCGACTTTTACTTTGAAGAGAGTGTTTGGCAATAGTTGTTCAACTACACCCTCCACTTTGATTGTGCTATCTTTTGCCATGTGTAGTATTTATCGGTTTAACGCCTCATTCTTGCCAATTCCTTGGCATCTTCGTCGCTAAATACGGGCACTAGATTGCTTTTGTGCATAGTTGCTATGCCTAACAAACGTCTTTCACCACTATATTGCATAGGTTTTCTTGCCTTGCATGGTGCAAACGTTTTTTCTGAAATAACACTAGGATAATCTGCAATAGTTTCTCTTTTATAGTCTCCTGCAGACTCGTGCCATGGTGTATTCAAAACTGGTTGTGTTTTTGGTTTATAGTTACCTTGTGTGTAATCTGTGTATTCTTTTAAATTCATTACTAAATTAGGACACCCAAGTTTTTTCATATACTTGTTGTGTTCTCGCATTTGTACTTCAAGTTTTGAAATCTTACTTTCGGTAAGTTTTTTCTTTTTTCTTTTTTTAGTATTTAGAGTTGTAAGTCCTCTATCTAAATGCATTGTCATTTGGCGTTCCTGTTTGTTGCTTTAAGTTTATCGATACAAAATTTGTTACATATTACAGATTGTCTATTGTCTATAATATCTGATAGTCTCTTATTATACCATGAATTTGATAAAATGTCAAGTAACTTGTGGTTGTATATGTTATTTTCTTGTGGATTAAATCCTGGCAAATCCATAGGTTCTGCACCGGCTTCAGGAGCCCTAGCGGCTGTCCAACAACAGGGCCATATAGTTCCCCAAGGATCTACTTGTATTCTCATATCGTCATACCATGCACAAGGAGTATCAAAATTTGCTTTCTCTGGTACAGGGTAATTTTTATATGTATTTTTCTTAAATTCTACTAACTTTGATTTAAAGTTTCTAACTTTTTTATGTGTAACTTGATAACTTTTATCTTGTACTGTTAGTGTTTTGTTTCTATCAAAACTGGGTCTAATATAATGTGTATAAGCACCTAATTCTTTTGCTAGTTCGGTAATTTTATCTAGTTGTTCTAAGTTATGATCAAATGCAGTTGTAATAACTTCAGCAACTCCGCCGGCATTAGTAAATGCTTTAATATTTTCGCATATCTTTTTAAAACTTGTATTACGTCTATATAAATGATGTGTATCCTCTAAACCATCAATAGCAAATTCAATCTTATGTGAATGTGCTTGTTGTAATACACTAGAAAGTTCTATCCACCAATTTTTATCTCGCATACTACCATTTGTAGCAATACCAATAGATGTTTTAGGATGATTGTTTACAATACTTTTACAGATGGAAATAAAGTCAGGGTGCATACAAGCATCTCCCCAAACTCCGTTGAAATGAACTTTTTTAAATAAAAATCCTTTAGTATCCTCGGACATAACTCTGTCCCATATTTTAGGATCTAAATGATTTAGTTTTAAACTTGGGATCGTGTCCCCGCCGTCTATGTTTCTTACACAACTAACACACTTGGCGTTACAATAACTAGTAGGATCTACTTGTATAAATTGAACACGTTCTGACCATTGCATTACTCAACTTCGGCCCACTCTTTTTCTTCCTGTTCTTTGTTAGAGTCTTTACCTAATTCTTTTATTTTCTTCACATCACCTGATCCTAGAGCTCTAAAGAATTGCCCTATTGCAGTAGTTGTGGGATCGTATTTGTTAGGTATCGAACAACCAACTAGTGCTACAAGTATTAATACTACTACAACACCTTTAAAGAAAGAAACCCACATAAAACCATAATTTGTCATTCCGAATGCGTCTTGCATTCTTGCTATGTGTTTTTTATGCCATTCGATAAATTTCTTCATAATTACTCAATCGGTTTTTTAATCGTTTCTGCACCTGATCGAATCTTTGCCGCAAACTCAGGATCATTCTCTAGATCCTTTCTCATACGTTTAGCCATTTTATAAGCCTTTCGAGCATTTTCTCTTCTTACTGCTCTACTTTCGTTATTTTCGGCTTTCGACTGCATAAAGTCGCCTACTTTATTGAACATATTATCTAACCTTTACTTTGACTTCTTCTTCTTCAGATTTTACAGGTTCTTGTTGATGTGACTGAATTACTAAATCTAACAATTCTGACGTATCATGCTTTTGAGTGTCTAACTGTTCTATTGCGTCACCAACATCTTTAGCAACACCAGTTCTAATCATTCTTGCCACAACAAGGATCAGCTCGTTTTTACTGTATCCAGTAGTATTTATAGTATCTTGTGTGAAAACTCTTCCCATATTATGCCTTTCAAGTTAAATTGTTATTATAGTTCATTATAGCACTTTTAAACTTAATGTCAAGCACTTATTTTGGCTGGGATACAAGGATTCGAACCTCGATTGACTGGATCAAAACCAGTTGTCCTACCATTAGACGATATCCCAACGTTTTTGTTAATTTCTGGGTGGTGCGAATGGAGGGACTCGAACCCACACACCTTAAAGATAACGGATTTTAAGTCCGTTGCGTCTACCTATTCCGCCACACTCGCTTCTACTCACCCAAATTAGGTTTTTTTCTTAAATCGCTAACTCGTTCTTTCATCCAACCAATAGCAGTATGTATGTGTCCAGTATCATGTGGTTCTAAACACGACTTCGCATATGCTATTTCTTCTTTTAAAATACGAATTTTTGTTGTAGTATCTAATATATTAGTAGATAGGTCTAGTTCTAATTGTTTTGCTTTTTCCATAATGTTCTCCGTTGGCAGAGGTGAAAGGATTCGAACCTATTTGACTTTACGCCCTGGTTTTGGAGACCAGTGTGCCACTCCAACTGCACCGCACCCCCTCATTTGCAACGTTTATAATTTAATGTAGCAAAGAAAGTGCCGTTTGTCAACTGTTTTTTTACTCTAATGGTAAAATAAATTCACCCTTGTTGTGTTTATCCACTACATCGTTATATGTTTCTCCGTTTGTTCGAAAACGTAAAACAACTCTATAATCTTTCATTTCTTCAACACTGTGAATTGCTTTGCCTGTAACTAGTGTTGGATGTTCTGTACTGTAGTAAACTTTGTAAATTTCTTTTCCTGGGTTTCTGAAGTCGTCACCTTCTAAAAATGTTAATGGTTCTCCTCCATCTTTAGGAATGATAGGTATCATAATACTTAATTCAACTTCCTGGTCAATATGTGGTACAAATTCAAAGCCAGGTTCGTATGCTAATATCTGTACATCTGTTATTCCTAACGGAACTTTAAAATTAAACTGTTTAATAAACTTTTGTATAATTGGATACTCAATTAACTCTTTACCTTCAAAATTAGGAGCATATATTTGTCTAAATTTATCAGTAAGTGTTTTACGATAAGGATTATCCTTGTTATATTTTTTCTTAAATTCATTCCAAGGTAAATGACAACTATCATCGAATTGATTATAGAAATCTATAAGTTCGTTTCTATCCCAAACTACGTTTTCTAAAACACAATGGTATTCAGCACTTGATGTTCCACTATAAATTCTTAAATTGTCCATTCCCAATAAAGCCTTTCTTGTCCTCTGTTACCAACTGTTTCTTCTCTGGTTTCCCATATAGTTTTATATATGGTTCTAGGTCCATCTACGAATGTAAATCCGTACTCTTTTGCAAATTGAATTGCTTTCTTTTCATTCCATGGATAATATAATTCATGTTTGTGTTCACACATTACTCTAAAAAATATATGTCCATTTGTTTTTGTTATACGTTTTACTTCGTCTAGTTGTTTTCTAATTAATTCTTCACTACCAAAATTTATACTTCCTAAAGCAAGGCAAACATCAGCACTATCGTCATTAAATGGTAAGTCTTCAATTAAACCATTAATATCTGCTTCTTCAGTTGCAACATCTATGCCTACTAAATTGTCTATCCATTTTTTGTATAAATTTGCACCACAACCTAAGTCTATTACTGCTTGTGGCTTTAATGCATTTATCTTATCAATCATAGGTGTAGCACAATCGGGCCATCTATGAATGTCTGTACTACCTTGTTGAAAGATATCTTTAAGTTGTTGCATTAGATAAGAATTCTTTGGTTTTTTCGGTTACAATACCTGTAATATTTAAAACGGGTCTTGGTTTATGTCCGTAATTACAAGTTCCATGTGGAACATCTCTCCAGGGCCATGTAATACAATCACCACGTTTCCATTTTATTAATAGATTACCTAATTGAAATATTTGTCCTTGATGCTGGTCATCTAAAAATATCATTGTTCTCATTACTTTACGTTGATCCAAGTCTCCTTTATCAGCATTATCATATTCTTGTCTGGATTTTTTAAGTACTCCACCAAAATTATCTAAATGCCAATAAAAACATTGTCCAGGTTTTTGTACATCAAACTTTACTACACCGGGTTTTTCAAATCCAAATGCATCAACAATATATTGTAAACTATCTTTTAGTTTAGGGTGCAAGGTTCTGTTTGCGATAGTATATCCACCATCTATATCATACCCCCATTTTTTAAAATCATTTTCTTCCCAGTCGTTTGTTGTGTCTTTTCTTGTTTCTTTACGAAACTTAAAGTCTGCTGGTGTTGTTTCTTTGCTTAATTCTGCTACTGCTTCGTCCCAGTCCCCACCAAAATTTCCAACAGGTATTACTGGCGGACAATCTCCATCCAATTCTGCAATATCATCTCTGGATTCATCGAAATGATATCGACTTGTTGCTTTACAAAAATCATATAAACTATTATAACCATCTTTACTTACAGGTGGCTTTGTTTTTAGTTTTTCCCACATTAATAATGGGTCTCTACTAAATTCTAAATCATAAAATTGCATTAATATTCTCCAAAGGCCCAATGCCTTTCTTTACACCACCAACATTCTTTACAAGGTCTCGGTGGTTGTTTCGCTTCACAACTTATTGTTAAAGGAAATAAAGTTTTAAGTAGGTTATACTCTTTATATAGTTTTGCAATACCTTTTTTATTTAAGTCTGCTAAAGGTCTATACATGGTTATACCATTTTTAGTAGTTACTTCTTTTTCTAACTGCTGGTTGCGTGAATTATCTGATCCCTCACCTATGTATTCGTCAGGGTTTCGAGTAAAGCCGTTTATAAAACAATCTAGTTTATGGTATTCAGCAAACTGTTTTCTTAACTTGTCTCTGTTTGCTTTGCCTTCGGCTCTATCTTTAAAAGTATATATTGCATATGCTTTAATGTTATTTAGTTTTAATTCATTTAGTATATTATTACAGTTTTCTAAATGATACTGTCCATCATCTAATCTTGATCCAACATACAAATAAAATTCACTGTTAGGATGTGTTTTAGAAAGTTGATATAACATAAGTGTACTATCAGCACCACCACTAAACAATACACCAATTCTTTTATGTTGTGGAATTATATTTGTTTCCATAAACCTGCTCTAGAATCTTTCTCCATAGAATCCAGTGCAGATTGACTAGTTATTCCGTTAAACTTATTACAACAATGATCTGATCCATATACTAATAAGTTTGGATTATAGTCTACTAACGTTTCTATAAAACGTTTTGCATTCATATGACTTTGTTCGCTTGTTTTATTGACATTTGCTGGTTGTCTTTTTAATGCACCATTATACCAAAACACACTTGAATCATATGCTTTATGTTCTGCAAGTATTCTTTTAAAAGAACTGTTATCTCCTAGGTTACAAACATAATAATTATGGTTACATTTTTGATAAAGTTTCCAATGTTCAATCCAACTCTTTTTTGTCCATTTTTTATCCATATGTTCTAACACATGATGAGTAGGTCTATGCCCACGTCTAAATTGTTTACCATTAAAGACTGTTAGTAGTGGAAATTTCTCATATAAATGGTCCATCCAACTTAAATAATCTTCACCATCCCAATTTTCTATTGTGTATTTTCGTACTGCTAAACTGCTTTTGCTTATATCAATATGGTTTACAATAGTGTTACTATCAAAGCCAGCATCTTGTAAGATATAGTTAATATAGAAGCCGGAACTCACTGTCATTGCCCATTTAACCGGTTTATCCAGCCCGTACACGGGCTCAGGTATCTCATTATGTACAATGTAAGCCAAGTTTGAGTTCTTTAAAACCATGTCTATTGCACTATCATGAGTAGCACTAAAAGTATTAGAATTTTGTGGGTTTACTTGGGTAAAGTTATATGGTAGTTTAATTTCTCCAGTATTTTTACCCGATGGACAATAAATTAAAGCAGGTCCTACTGTTGTATATTTGTATTGTCCTAGTTGTGGCTGAATAGCTCTTTGGAAATATGAATAAGGAAATATAACACCCGGTTTAACTGCAATAGCGAATTCGTAATCTTTAAAGTTGTTCCAATTCAAGGTTTTGGTTTCATAAAAATGCCAATCAGCATTTTCATCAAATCGGTCTGCCATGCAGTAATCAAAATTAAGTTTTGTGTAATTGGTGGCGACCTTGTAGAACCATGTGTCCACTGGATTATCGTGAACTATTATAAAAGCCTTCATTTTTCACCTTATAATTATAGTAGTATTTATCCGTGCCAAAAGGTGATGACACATATGAGTATCATCACCGTTATTGGCCTCTCGAACAGGACTCGAACCTGTGACCTACGGTTTAGAAGACCGTTGCTCTAATCCAACTGAGCTACCGAGAGTAAAAATTCTCTACAGTTTCTCTAAATCGGATAATGCTTTTTCAGTAAGATTGTTCTTAAACTTTTTGTCTTCCTGTGTTGCTTTATATTCTAAAACATCATTAGTACCATTAATTGGATACTCAAGAAGAACATAAGCTCGAACTTTACCGCTTTCTAGCTCTAGTACTTTGTGTTTGATTTTATAACCTGCTACGTTTACGCCATTAATAACGTTTTGTGTAGCCTGTGTATTAATCTCAGACCCATTAGTTTTAATACTTTTGCTTTTCTGAGAAAGTTCGCCTTGCAGTCTATCTGCTAACATAACTTTTGCTCTAAGAATAGCAATATCTAATGAGTATTGTGGATCATCTGAAACACCTGTACCAGCCGCATACACGGCATAATCGCTAGTTGGAGTTTTCAAATACCATTTCGGCATTTCGTCAATAGTATTTTCTAAGGCTTTTTCTTTAGCCTTCATTTTTTCTTTTTGCAGTTTAGCAAGACTTTCAGGACTCCCTGGCGTCATACTACTACAAGCCGAAAGAAATACTACACCTACTAGTGCAATTATAGTTGTTACTTTGTTCATTTTTTCCTCTTTACCAGTTTTCGATTCCGACCCATTGGCCCGGACCGATTTCACAAGCGGGTTTACTTATTGTATACAACTTGCCTGCTTGTTCGACAGTTTGTACAAAGTACTTACAGGTAAAACCTTTGTAAGTAAATTCTGGTTCGTAACCTGTTTTTTGTGTGTAATCACTATTGTCATCACATACCATATATTGGTTACTAATAATTCTTTCTGCACCTGCAATTCTAATTACTTCAATTTGTGCATTTTTTAAGGCTTGGTTACAAACATAAGTTGTATCCGAGTGTCCAGTTGCTTTACCGTATGCAGGATACCATTGACCACCTATCATTGCATTAAACATAACACTACATTGTTTTGTACCGTCTTGATTCTTTAATACACTTCTGTTTACACTATCATATCGAGTAATTTGTGTAACACTTGATGTTTCTGTAGTCGAAACTACTTTACATCTATCATTAGCATAACTAGTACCCGATAGGCACATTAGTAAAACAATGATCCCGAATCTGACTTTGTTTAAGATCGATGACTGCATTTCTTAATCCACTCCTTGTTGTATATGCCCATTTACGTTTTCCTGTAAATTCAGCATAAATTTGACCAGCTCTAGTATTAGTATACACGGCTGAGGTAAGTTTGTCAACCTTGTCACTTCGTTGTTCTTCTAGCCAAGAATATTGGGCTTTTGCTATATTACAGTCAATCACTAAATGATTGATTTTCTCAAAATTCATATCTGCCGTAGAAGTACGGTGAATACTTTGTGGTTGAGTAGTCGCCGAACAGGCTCCTAAACTAATTGCCAAACATACTAGTAACAGGTATTTCATGTTTCTTTCCAGTTTTATTATCGACTAATTTAAACTCTAAATTATGCCAGTTATACTTTTGGTTGTTTATAATATCGTATTCAACTTGAACTGTAAATTTTGAAGAATCAACATCACGTTGAACTGTTGATTGTAACTGCTTGGCGGCAAATACTGCCTTTGCGTCTATAATATTATCCATTATGCTTCGTCCATCTTCTGATTCGCTAAATCTATTAATAAATCTGTATGTTTCATTTGTGTTGAGTAATTGTCGTAATCACTTACTAGTTGTTTTATCATATCCATGGTAGGTTGTGGTATTTTTTCTATACCCAATGCTTTGTTCATATGAACAATACCACTTAATATACCCATTGCCCGGTGGGCACACATGGCTCTTTGCTCGGATAATTTCTTAACTTGCACGAAGTAATTATCTCTAGGACTATTTGGCACTATACGACTCCATAAATTCTAGTTCCATTTGTTTTTCAAATTGAATAACTTGGTCCTGTTTCTTTGTAACCATATTTTCAATTATGCCAATACCTTGTTGCTTTTCATCACTTGCTCCCTCTTTAATAAGAACTAGTGCTGAATTAAGATCTTCAATGTCTGTTAAAACATCAATCATAATATAACCTTTCAAACTCTTTTAATGACCAAAACTCTTCAATTGACAAGCCTGTCATTGTTAAACAGTAAATACCAAAACATACTGCGGCGAACATTATAGCTCTATCTTTCATACTAAATCCTCTCAAAAAATCTGTTCTGGGTCTTTTCCAGTAACAGTAAACATTTTAACTATAGTTCCATCTACTTGGTCTTTAGTTAAAAATCCTTTAACTGTATCACCTTGTTCAGTAATACCATCTATCTCTGTCATTTCGTTATGTTTAAATGCACAAATTTCATACATACCATCTTTACCACCATACGAACCAATATGTTTAACAATACTCAATTCGTAATCACCAAACTTTAACCTAACTTGAAATGGATTTGGATCTCCAAAAAACATTTTAGGTGTTGCAGTATTTTTATATTGATCTAACCTACTCATTTTATAAATCCATCCTCTACTGTATACGTTGAATTAAGTTTATGGATAATTGTCTTACCTACTTGCTGAACCCATTCATTGTCAAAGTTCAATTCCATCCAGTCCTTAACCTTAAATGCCTTATCAACTAACTGTTCATGTGTCATAGAACAAACTCTATTTTTTAGATATGTTGTATCTATGAAACTAACTACTTTATTCATATTTTACTCCTACTTAAACTTTTCAAATGCTTGAGTAACAAAGTTAAGGATACCGTCAACATTAAAATCACTGCTGAACTGTTCCCAACCATTACCAATCATTGGATACACTGCTAAAAAGATTGCTACTAAAATTGCCAACCTAATCATAATTACCTCTAGACTTTCCCTACAATCATTGAATTGTAGATTTTTGTAACTGTTCGACCGAAAGGTGTAGCACCTGCATTCTGTATTTCGCAAGTCTTTTTATTCATCTTAACAATCGTTCCAGTTTTAACAACACCTTTGTTTTCCCACTGTACAGTGTCGCCTTTCTTAACCATACGACCAATTCGTGTGGCAATAAAAGTCTGTTGGTCTCTCCATGCTTGTGCGAGGACGTTTAAATCAGTTTGAGTACGGATTGCCTGTATGGCAGTAAGTGCCGTATCAAGTTCTTTACTATTCATTAGTCTGCTCTCCCTTGTCCATAGGCTCTAATTCCATAACTCTGCAATACGTTTGCAAAGGCTTCAACGGCAACTTCTTTAACGTCTAAAGATTGTGTATGCCTTTGTGGATGACCTTTTGGCATAATATCATAATACGAAAGTCTATATCCTCTAGGATATCCTTTAGAACCAATACCTTCACGTTTACAAAATGTTATAAAATTACCTCTTGCAGGGTAAATTTGAATACTACCAAAACCACAATACATCGGTTCACCGTGTTCAGCAACATACTTGTTAACTTCTTTTACTGCTTTTGCACAGGCTTCATTCCAAATAACTTTAGTGTCTACACACTCACCATTAAACTTTAATAATTCTGCTGATTGTAACATTAATGCACCACCTTTTCTTTAATAAATGCTTCTAAATATTCTGGATTACTAGTTTGTAAAGTAACAACAGGACCAAAGTATTTGTCAAAAACTCTTAACAAATTAACATAATCACCTTTTGTCATTTTCTTTTCAATTTTAGTAAAATCCACGCCAATTTGTTTACATAGGTTTTTTGCAACACCAAGTAAATAAAATGCATTTCCATTTGGGCCATCTAAGTCAATAACTATGTTATCTACTGGACCTTTTGCTTCTATTGTCATTTATTGCTCCTTTTTGTTAACTTACTATTATATAATAACACAAATCGTCTATCTGTCAACCTTTTATTCATCATAAAACTTAATTAATATCTTTTCTACTGCTTTTGCTTTATTTTTAACTAGTTTTGTATAATCAGGATTGGTACTCCACTTATGTAATTGGTCAATTTGAGCACCTATATCAATTACTCCAGATTCGATTTGAAGGGTTCTTAGAGTGCGAAATCCTTCGTATGCCGGGTGTCTATTAATTGTTTTAATCATATCAAGCACACTATCGCACTTGGTTTTATACTTTTTTACACCAAATTTTGCTTTAAGATTTCCTAAAGGTTTTAGTTGAGGTACTGAGTCAGTCCATGTTCTAATACCAAATAAATTGTTACCTTCTATAGCAAATCTACTAGTTCCATAACCTGTTTCTAATACAGCCATTGCAATAATAATATCTCTATGAACCCTAACGTTGTGATCTAAAGATAAGTTATGGTAGTTAATGCATTTACCTACTGCAATAACAAATTCTGTATTATTACTGTATATAATAGTTGGTGCTTGGTACCCAAATGATTTCCATTCACTTATAATTTTTTGTTCTGCAACTTTTTCAATCTTTTGAACTACCCAATTATTAGGATAAAATGTTCCTGCCGCATAAACCATAAAAGAAAAGAATATAACACCAGAAATGTATATTGTCCATTTCTTAATTTTTCTAAAAATTGCTTTAGTATGATTATCCACTAACTGCTCCTGATTCTAATGCATAAGTATCAATTACAACATCACCATCTTCTTCTGCATATTCGTTATCTTCATCATATGCAACCTTTCCTAAGAAAGTTGTATTATCTGAATCCGTATAATTAGCATCTACTACAGTCGTTTCTACTCCGTCAGTTGCTTCTGCAAGATCCGAATTAACATTTGAATGATTTATTCCACCACCATCTAGAAACTTTTTATCTGCTTCATCTTGGTCGTTTGCTAGAACGTGTTGTTCTATCATAACTGTATAATAAGTTTTTTTGGAATATAAGTTCTTACCTATATCATCTTTATTAAAATAAACGTCTGTGTCTATACTCATATGTTCTCCTATTTGTTTAATGGTTGCATTAAAGGAATCATTATATTTGGGTCCGGAAACACTTCGTCTTGAAGTTGTTTGATTGAGACCGACATATAAATTAATAATCCTAAAATTGCTATTTTTATTATTGTATCTATTTGTTTAGTCATCTTTCTCCTTTATTGTTTCGGTATTGTTGGTAATGGATTAGCATTTGGGTTACCTTTTGTATTTGTTCCTCTTGCTATATCTTTAATAATTTGAGCACCTTCTTCATGTGCTGAATCGTCCCAAGTTCCATTTTTTGTTTTTTGATCTATTTGGTAAATTGTTTTACCAACTGTTAAAATATCTTTACCAGTAACTGCACCTGTTTCTGCAACACCAACTACTGTTACCCAAATTGCTCCTACTATACCTGCAATACTACTCATTATGCAACCCTCTTAATTAATGGTTCAAATTCTTTTTGGTAAGAATAAGGTATGTGTAAACTATAACAGATATAACCTGCATCACTCTCATCTTCCATATTTTCTGCCTGCATAATCCAACGTAATGCAGTTTCTCTATTACCTGCACCTGAACTAATCATGTCAGTAACTCTTTCTTCAAATTCTTTAATTGCCATTTCTTCTTGCTCTTTTTCTCTAGCAAAATGTTCTTCATTCTCTTTTGACCAATAATCCATTTCTTTCTTAAATTCTGCATCAGACATATTGTCTGTTTTTGCAACAACAGTACGAGCATAACTCTTACTAGTACAAGAAGAAACCATTTCGTAAAGAGTAGTTTCATCTAAATACCTGTCTAATTGAGCAGGTGTAGTAACACCATATTCTGCCCAATGTTTAGGATCGCTAACTAGCATACCACCAAACCTGTTACTTGGATCTTCATCAATCCAAATTTGAGTTTTAGCATTCATCTTTTCAATGTGTTTTACTAGTGCATTCATTTTTAAATCCTTTTTTGTACTGTTCATACTATTATAATAACACTGTTTGCTTATCTGTCAACCTTTTAAACCATAAAAAAAGCCTTGATAAACAAGGCTTTTTAATCTTTTTTTCACTTAATTACAACCTGAGACACATAACATTAGCATATCTTCATTACCTGCCACTTTAGCCATAATATGTACTACTGCCAGTATTGCATAAAACTCAATAAATCCCATTGTACTCATCTCCCTTTAAGACTGTTTCGATTCCTTTAATATGCTTACACTTTACATATGCTGGACAATTACATTCAAATCCTCTGTCTTGCATAACAACTGTGTACTCGTCGCCCTTGGAACCAATAACGGGCCACTCAACTCCGACTAAATGATGACCTTTTGTTTCTATTTCAGTCATCTCTTTTTCCACTACCATAATCAATAACTACAGGAAACCTAGGAATGCCATCATTTGATAACTCAAAATATCTACAAGTTACCCAGGTAGGTTTTTCTGTGCTTTCCCATAATGCTTTTAATTGTGTTTGCGAACCTCTTACTCCAGAACTAAATGTTCTACCATCTTTCATTGCAAGATTAAACTTTTTAGCATATCCTGTCCAGTTACCCTGTCCTTGTTCTATGCTTACTATGTCATATTCTTCAGTAATAAATTCTTTTCTCTTTAACAAAGTTTTAGACCTCTTACACTCGTATTGTGCATCTTGTCTAATCATTTGACCTTCATATCCAGCCTGTGTATATTCTCCGTACAGTCTATCAATATCTGCAGATGTATCTGCTTTATCAGTTGAAACTAAAACAATTTTATTACCTGCAACATTATCTGCTAACCACTTGCTTCTTGTAGTAAACGTCATTGATGTATTGTTTTTATCAAACATATCGTAAATGTGATATTCAACTTTTTCTGAACTTTCTGCAATCTCTTCTGGTCTACACTTTACTTTTCTTACAAGAGAAACAATCTTCTGAAAGTCTGCTTTAAGTTCATGATTATAAAGTTCACCATCTAGTACTATATCTGGATTTGCTTCGATAATATGTTTTACACTTTCCCAAATATGAGGACAACTATTAATAGGCTTTCCTCCTCTAGTATGCATACCATTTTTATCAACTACACATCTTATACCATCTAGTTTAGGTTGTGTGTATCCACTATCAACAGGAGTTTTTGTAAAATCATGTGCTAACATAGGTTTAAATAATTCGTAACTATCTACGTCTTTTACATTTTCAAAATACTCTTTATCTGCTTTTTTAGTCCACTCGCTTTGTGCTTCTGCCATAGCCTGTGTTTTAGAAGTAGTAGCATTTGACCTACCAGTATTTTTAGCAACTGAAATATTCCATTCACCTGTAATCTTTTGACCGTCAACTAAACCAGAGATAGTTCTAATACCTGCAACGTCCTCAGAATCAAAACCATATTCAATAGTCCAAATTCTCAATTTACCTTTTGTGTCTCTTTTATAAAGACTTGCTAAACTAGTAATATTCTGCATATTTACCATCCCCTCGCTTCTGCTATTTGTTGAATACATATCATAAAATTTTCTTTACTAGGAGTTAATCCGTTTTGCTTACACAATTTTTTTGCTTGTGGAGTAACAAAGCCTTTAGACTCTAAAATATCTAACGGACTTTCACCTGCGTTGTATCTACTAAAGTATTCATCTGTTGTGAAATTTTTAATTAAAAATGCTTTAAAAGAACCAGCAAATTTTTGGTATTTAAATCTAGCAACAAACTCATTGTTACCATAATGTTGTCCAGGCTTAAGATTATACATTAAGTACATTCCATCATATTCGAAGTTTTCTTTAGTAAATTTGTTCATTTATTCTCCTTTTTGTTATTAACTTATATTATAATAATAGCACCTTTACACTATCTGTCAACCTTTTATATGGCTATTTCTGCCTTATTTTACTAGGTTTTTTTAACAAAAACCCACTTAACTACAGTAAAAGGATCACCAACTTTGAATATTTGTGCGTCTATTCCTAGTGTACGAGCAAATTTAACTGCTTCTTTTACTGTTGGAAACTGGTGATTAAAGATTGTGCCTGTTTGGCTAGTGAATACATCGAACATTAACTTCTCCTGTTTGCTTAAATTACTATTTTATAATAACACCTTTTGCCAATCTGTCAACCTTTTTTGGTTAAATAATTGTATGAGTTATCGCTTTAATAATCTAACCCTTGTATACGATTCAGCCAAGGCTAAACTGTACAAAGAAGGTCGTTTACTGTTCATGGGTGATGGTTATGTCGCTATAAAAATGTTTATAGACGAATCAAATAATGATATTAGTGTATTGGAGATGTTTAAATCACGTATCGATGCACGTGAATTGATAAAGCAGAGATCTTTATCAGAAAAGAAAAAACTATCCGACGAAAGCCTTCTCTAATGTAAATGTTCCGGCGGTACGTTTGTTACCTTCTTCGAAACCTTTTTCTTCTAATCTTTTTTTCATTTCCAAGTTAAACTCCATACTACCACAAATCATAACTTTATCATTTTTTGGTGTTATATCGTCCCACATACCTGCGTCGATATACTTGGTAATTCTGCCTGGATTTTTAAATTCTTCTCTAGTTACTGTAGGAAGATATTCTATATCACATTCTTCTAAAAAGTTGTTGTAGGATCTTAAATCTTTTGCATAAGGTACTGTCCAGCAAAGTTTAATATTATCAAAATGGTCATATGTAGTTGGATCTCTTAATAAACTAATAAAAGGTGCAATACCTGTACCAGTTGCCATTAAGTGTAACGTTCCACCTAACTCTAAATTGTTAAGTGTTAGTGTTCCTGTTGGCTTATCGCTAATATATAAAAACTTACCTGGTTCAATATGTTGTAGTTTACTTGTCAACGGTCCATCTGGAACTTTAATACTATAAAATTCTAAATAATCATCATAAGGGCCACTTGTATATGAGTATGCTCTTTTAAGTTTTTCTTCAGGAAAACCTATCATAGTAAATTCGCCTGCCACAAATCTGTATGTTGGTGGTCTTTCTAATTTAATTCTAAATAACTTATCCGTGTAATGTGTAACTTCTATAACTTCTAGATTCATATTATTTTACAAATGTTCCTTGCTTTAATTTTTCTACAACAGAGTCATATGTTTCACCTAAACATTTTAGTCTAAGAATTACACGTTCTGAGGTTATCTCTGGAACACCGTGTACTGCCATTCCGTTAAACATAGTAGGGTGTTCTAGACTATAATGGTGTAAGTAATCTATATCATTATCGTCCCAACCGTATTTCTTTTCGTAGTTGATATTTCTTTCTGGTTCAATACCTTCTCTACTAAAGAAACTAATAGGAGTAATGTCTTTTACAGGTAATATTGGAAACATAATAGCACAATTCATAAAATGATCAGTATGTGGGTGAAACTTGTAACCAACATCATAATGTAGTATATCAATATGGTCTGGATCAGGACGTTCTTTCCAATTAAACTTATCTACTAAATCTCTAACAACAGGAAAGTCTAACAAAGACATATCGTTCTTTTTCCTTATTGCTATTGTATTCATTCCTTGCCGACCTTTAAATTCTCTTTTAGTACCTCTTGCTAGATACTGCATATAATCACCAAAGTTTTCTATAAGGTGTCTATGCTCTTCAAATAAATCTTCTAAGGCTTGTCGGTCATAAGTTACTTCATCTATTTCTGTGTGAAACTTGCCTTGTATCATTTTTTAAATGTATCCTATTAATATAACTATAACAAAGTAATTTGTGTAATGTAATGCTTGGTCAATAGTTTGTAATCCCCAAAACATTTTGCCATTTTTAATTACTTTGTACTTGTTTAATATTATGTGTTTTAACCAATCTATTATACAATGTGTAGTGTAATCAAACATTGATAATAGTAATGCATATTTGATATCTACAAAGAATAGTAATATAATTAGTGTTGCTACTGCGTGGTCAATACAGTGTCTATGCAATCCCCAACTAAAAAGATTTGCTTTGTTACTTGGAGGTCGAGTAGATTGGAGAAATAAGTCGCAAACTGTGTGCTTTAGTAATAATAGTATGAATACTGCTGACATTAAGTTCGCTTCTTATTAGGTAAGTGTTGGAGAGTAGATTCATTTCCGTTACTACGTTAAACTAAACCAATAGTTTTTTTTCAAAATCCGACCAAAAATTTAGTAATCGAAATTACTAGGGAAAGGTTTCCACCCCTCCAACATATAGTTATTTATCAGTTCTATGAAATATACCTTGCTCTAAAACAAAAATTTCAAATCCCCACCCTGCTATATGTTGCCTGCCGCCACCTATTATTTTACCGCCTGCTTCTTTTTCATCGCTTAATGTACTGCTATAATGCCATACGTTATCGTGTTCAATCATAGCAAATTGCATACCTTCTACCATATCAGCATTCATTATAGATAAGGTCTTATCACCCTTATTCCAATATAAGCCAAAATACCCACGATCGTCGTCATTGCTAGGCTTGGTCCTGTAAAATATGTCAACAGGCACGTCAGGCTCATTGAGCTCAGTAGTGCATACATATCGTACTTGTCCATCTTGTCCAGTTCCATAGGACTTCTCCACTTTTTCAGATTCAGTAATAGGTTCGTGCTCTATATTCATTTCTTATTGATGTTATCAACTGCTTTTTGTATATCAACACCGTTTATATTAATAATTTTTGCTTTTTCTAAAGTATCTAACGTTGCATTAACACCTTCAGCAACTCCAGATTTGTAGTTATAATAAGAGCAGGCTATTGTAAATAATATCAATACTCCTAAATGCCATAGTTGGTATTCCATTATTACTCCTTGTTTAGTTAAAACTTTTAAAGAACTTAATACTTGCTAAATTCTTTGCCTTACTCTCCACCATTATATCGGCGAATTTATTGAATGTGGATGCCCATGTATTTACCGCATTATTCCACATAAAATCACTATGCCCTCTTAACTTACCTTTTTTAAAACCTTGCTCTAATAGTATTTCTTTGTCTGGTAAAGTGTTAATATCGTGTTCAGGTATGTAATCTTCTCTGCTAACACTATAATGAATTGTAGGTCTTACTCCACGCCAACTATCTACTATGCGTTTAAATCTATCGTCGGTGGGGTGTATGTATTCACCTTCTTTAACCCAGTGATGGTGTATGTCAAGTACGAGTGCGAGATGCTTTTCAAGTTTGACACTTTCGTCGATGCCCCACGAGTTTTCATCATTTTCAATCGTAATAACATTTCTCGCCTCTTGAGATAATCTTGGGAGGACATCGATGATACCGGCTGAACCTTGCCTACCGGAGATATGTACGTTGCACTTAAAGTCCTGGAATTGTTTGCCGTAGCCCATCCATCTGATAACGTCAACATGATATTCAAACTCCTCTATACTTCTATTTACCACCTCTGGTCTATCACTTGCTAGTACAGTAAATTGTCCTGGGTGCATACTTAAACGTACATCTGCCTCTCTGGCAATGTCGCCTACTTTAATTAAATTTTCTTCTAAATACTTTTGTACATCTGCCTTTTGCCAAAAGTAACTCCAAGTTGGTTCTGTGTATGCCGGTAATAAGTCACTACCTAGTCTAATCATTCGTAACTCAGGCTGTAGTCCTGCTACATAACTAATAATATTTTTATAGGATTCTATGTTATGGACCATAATGTCCCATAAACGTTCTTCAGCAACTTCTCGTGTTTGTCTGTTAAGCCACGTAATAGTTGTCGACCTTGTGTTATAAGGACGTTGCAACTCTTCTAATATTTTTTTGCTTTGAGATTGGTCTTCTACCATATACTTACAGGCAAAACCAATACGATTTATATTTTGACTAAACATAATACTATGTTAGCACGAAATAATCAGGAAGTCAATAGTTGATTTTCAAAATTTTCGTATGAATCTTCGTATGCGTTATCGTGCGTAAAGAACGTTTCAGGTGTCCATTCATTTATAAAAATAAACTTAACGTCTTTAAAGTGTTGAATTATATGTCCAACTTGTTGTACGTCAAATCCCATATCACGTTGTTTATTTTTTGTTTTGGGATAATTTGATGTGTCTGCGTATATATTATTTACATAACCAAAAGGATTTCCAAAATTTCTTTCTCCTTTACCAGTAAAGTCATAACCAATTATAGTAACTATGTCGTTTTCCATAGCCGCCAATAGTATTGCCCAAGATCCACTAGACCAATTCTCAGGTTTATCTTTATCGTGACCTATGTTGTAAGGAATTTTTGGTAATAGTTCTATATAAGGATCTTTAAGAATATTAATTAATTCTACTGTTGAAAAAACAAGAGACTTTTTATGATAATTGTATTCTATTGCTTCTTGTAAATGTGCAAGTTTACTACATACTAAATTTTGTACTGTGAAATCTCTGTGCAATCCGTTACAACCGTATGTTAAACCCTTGCCAAAAAGTTTTCTTAAATCAAAACTTTTTCTACTTTCACCGTTGCCAATAGCAAAACCAATTGACATTATTCGGCGACTCCAAATTTAGCCCAAACAGTTTCACCTAAACAAACCCAACCAACCGGTTGTCCAACTTTTGGATCAGAGTTCCATGCTAGGTCTCCTTTTTCTCCATGAAAGCCAGGTGTTTCTTTTACTGTAGTAAATCTTGTTTTGTCTAAAATTGGATTGGAGATTGTTGTATCTCCGGTTTGTGTTAATACAATATTATTTTTTGTTCCTGATCCAATTTCTATATCACTCTTGGATCTGATACCTATGGTATGTTGTTTGCTTTTACCTATATTAAGGTTTGTTTCTTCGTCCCATAAGGTTAATGTGCTTTGTGGTTCATCTGTATTAATACCAACTCTTTTTGTATTAGATGAGTATAACGTATCACCTAATAGTGTTTCTCCTGCTACAACTAAATCTTGTAAGGTTCCTACTGTTTTTAAATTACTGTTTATTACTGTTTTAGATAAACTATCTCCACCCATAAACCGTTTTATTTGATCGTGAAGACCAACAATACTATGAGCATTTATTTCTTGTGCATCAATAGTATTTGTTGTAATTTTTTCTGCATTTATACTTGTGGTTGTAATATTCTCTCCAACGATGTCCGGAGAGTGCAACGATTGTGTAACATACACACCAGCATCATTTGTATTAAGTTCTGGAGTAGAAACTGTTTGTGCAGTCAGATTACCAAAATCTCCAGTAATCATACCTGCATTAAGTTTAAAAGTTTCCCAATTGATAGCACTATTGTTAATAGAACCATGAGGAAATTCTAAGTTATTAATTTTATCTTGTACAGATTGTTTAACAAATTCTGCAACAGATTCGTTTAAGTTTATTTTACTTAAACTATCTTTGATTTGTGTTTCTACAGTTTCACGTATGAAAGACTGTAATGCGTTTTGTAGTTCTTGTGACATTTGTTGCCTCTTTGATTTATATTAAATCTTAGCAACTGCAATATACTCGTAACTTCTACTGAATAAGTTTTTGTAAAAATGAGATTGAGAGATTTTAAACTCTTTACAACCTAAGTCGTGTACATATTTTGCAAGTTGCTTGAAATATAATGTTCTTTTATGTTCTGTTACTTGTGATAATAATTCACCATCACTTAACTGATACATTGTTTCTTTGAATTTCTGCTTGTCAGTTCTATCCCAATTTCTATGGCATACGAATACATGACTTGCGTTTCCACTGTTAATTACCATTGGAGGATCAACTAAACGATCCACTGATTTCATATTTTTAAAATCTTTAACAGTTGTGACCAATGCTTTACCTGTGTACTCATGTGCTTCAGCAATAATTTCTTTTTGTCTTGCTTCGCTAGAGAACCTTGTAAAGTAACTATCCAATGCTAGTACAATATCGTATTTCTTTCCTTGTGCTTCTTCTTTAGTAACAACTTCAACTAAATCCTTTAAGTCTTCGTGATTACGGATAAAGTCTGCTTCGTGGTCGTCAATACATAATACTGTAAATTTAAATCCTTCGACATCATTACATATGTGCCACAACACTGGGTTAAATCCTAATACTAAAGCAGTTCCAAAATCACCTGCTTGATATTCCATAACATCTTTAATGATTTGACTTTTTAGTTCTACTAGTTTTAAGAATTTTACTTTGTCTTGCTTATATAGTGTATCAACTGCGTTGTACCAATTCATTGTCATATTTTAAACCTTTGGTCTTTCTTATACAATGTATTTAGCCGGATTGCTATACAGTGTTAAGTTCTTGCTATTAATCCTTAGGATACTCGCCTGTGTCTTTTGCTAATAGCAAACAGTCTGCTTGTATGGTTTGTATAACCATGTCAATAGACTCGCGAGATGCTTTCGGTGTTGCATATTTCATTTCACGCAACTTGTCCGATTGAGCTTTAATAGTGTCAATCTTATCACAGAATTCACTTATTTTATGATACATATTTTCTCCTTTATTAATTGGCGCACCCGACAGGACTCGAACCTATTACCTCCAGTTCCGCAAACTGGCGCTCTATCCAGATGAGCTACGGGTGCCTATATACTTATGGTGGAGGATACAGGAATCGAACCTGCGACCTCCTGAATGCAAATCAGGCGCTCTCCCAACTGAGCTAATCCCCCCATTCGTATTACATCAAACTAGTTTGAATAAAGTTTGTAACTTTTTCAACTGCTTCTGATATATTTTGACCATTTTCTGCTAATTGAGCCTTACCTTGTTCCCAACTGTTCTTTTGGTATTCGATAATGCTTTCCTTTTCAGAAATTAACCAGTTTTTTATATTTTCCATAATTATCCTTTGTTAAGTATTATACTATAGCAAATAATGGGAAAATGTCAATAGGTAATTTTATGCTAATTGCGTCTCAAATTGAATCATTTTACGTTGTGTTTCAAATTCAACGTTCCATGGCATTGTCATATGGAATTTTTTATTATCCCAAAGGTTTAATCTACCTGGATCCCCAAATTTAGCAACTTTTTCTAGTGATAACCCGTAAAATGCTTCTTTATCTAAAGTTGTATTACCAATTAATTCACTTGTTAATTTTGAAAAGTCATCATCAGAGATGTTTTTACCCGTATAATTTCTAATGTGCTCATCAAATCTGTTAATATCTTCATCTTTTAAGAAAGTTATCCTAACTTTTTTACTTTTAGGGTGGTCAGCCAAAGTTTCTTCTGTAAAATTCGGCATATAGTAAACACTCCATGGAAACCATTGATCAAATACTGCGGTTCCATAGTCATTATCAGTTTTTAACGTAATCATTCCTTGAAATGCACAAAAATGGTTGTTAGGTTTTTTAATATGTTTGTTTTCTAACCAATCTTCTGCTTTAGTTGGTACAGGTCTTCCTTTATTTCTATTTTTAACGTTATTACCATCACAATGCGTAGGTAAAAATGTGTCTAAGTTATGTAAAGACATTTGTCTAAACTTTAAATTAGTATGACCTAATTTTTTTAAGTTTTCCATTATAACATTTGGTATAGTTGTTAATGGCTTAAACTTATCTTTCATTTTTTCACATATTTGGTCATAAAATTTATCACCTGGGTTTAAATCTTTTGAATGTCCTGTTTCTTTTACAAGGTATCCAATATAAGTTGGCGGAAAATCTGGAACAAAGTCTAGTTCAAAAAGTCTAATGTCTTTTTCAACCATCTCTGACATATGTTTTTCAAATTCATCGTAGACATTGAGTACTTCTAATACTACGTCATTGTCTAAAAAGTTATCTACTTGTTGCGTAGGTACTATTTCTTCTTTATATAATTTTAATTTACTGTTATTTTCAAATTCTGACATGGTGTGTCCTCATGAGCTTCATCGTCATAGTCTAAGTCTAAGATGAAGGTTACTTTATTTTTTAGTTTATTAGTAGGATTGTGTATAGTAAGAATCCTTTGATAATAACTATGGTTCTGTTTTGCTACTCTACTAGGATGATTATGTATTGTATAGTTATCGGATAGTGTTGCTATCCAGTAAACGAGTATTCCGTACTCGGATAAACCTTTTGTATCAACTTCAAATTCATGTTTTATATACCCATCACTTGTAGTAGGTAT